CATATTTATGATAATGGTGAAATGACCTTTGGAGAACTTAAACAGTTGCTTCAAGCTGCTGTTGACGGCCGTTTGCGTGGAACAGAAAAAACTGATGGTCAAAATGTTTATTTATCCTTTGATGTTGTTGCGCAGAGAGCCCGGGCAATAAGAAACAAGACTCACATCAAGGCTGGTGGCTTGAATGTGGAAGAGTTTGATAATTTTTTTGCAGCGCACCCAAACCAAGCTTTAAGATACAGTTTTGTGGAAGCTTTACAGGCTTTTGAAGATGTTGTCAAGCAACTAGATCAAGAAGTTCAGTTGCAAATTTTTGGAAAAAAAGAAGAAAACATTTACTTTAATACTGAGGTTATGAACCCAGGAGTACCAGATGCAGATCCGGACGATCCAAGAGGTCAGGGTACCACAAATGTTATACCATATGACAAGAAAACACTATTAATACACGAAGTCGGTCATAGCATGTTTGATGGAGACACAGGGCTTCCATATGATAACCCTAAAGTATCAAGAAGATTAGCTAAGGCATACGGGATCCTAGAAAATTCTTTAGTTGGCAAATCAACAGATGAGCAAAGTGTTTTTTCAATAGAAACGCACCCAAGAAGAAAGTTAGAAAGAGCTGGTATGGAAAGGGCTTCGAAGATTTTACAAGGCACTTTTGAAGCAATTGACAATGTTGTTTCTGACTTTGGGCTAAATGACTCTGATACTATTCAGGATCTTGTGATGGTACAAATAAAACCAATTATTGATAATTTTGGAATGACAGAAGATAGAAATAAAGCTTTTATTTTGCGTCTTATGGGCTTATGTAAAAGTTTAGAGGATCCTGAAAAATTAATTCCTTGCGGAACAAGAGACGCCAAAACAGGCAAACGATTACATCATCCCCCAATTAATATTAAAGATTTAACCGCAGGAGTACCTCAAGAATTATCAGACGAGATAAGAACTTTTGACAAGGGCTTTAAGTACCAGGAGTACACAGCTGCTTTAAGTGGTGCATTGTATGAATTTACAAATGCAATATTACAAGATTTTCAATCTTCTTTTATAGCAGATAATCAAAAAGCTATAAAAGATTTACAAGACGAAATAAGCCAATCTATAAAAAAAATACAGAGTTCTTCAAATGAAGCCGCAAAGCAAGATTTAGAAAAACAACTAAAAAAATTACAAAATGTTCAAAATGTGAACACACCTTCAGAAGGCTTTGTATTTAACTTTAATGGTAGCACCTATAAGTTTACAGGATGGTTCGCTCCTAGCAATCAAATTTTGGGCACAGAGAGGTATAATCGCTTTGGCCCTATAGAACCTCCAGAAAATGAAAAACTACCCTCAGACGCGGAAACTGAAGCTCTAACAGTGGCTGTATACCCTGGTTCTTTTAAACCTCCGCACGTTGGGCACCTAAAGGCACTAGAAAAAATAGAAGAAAGGGTAAATTCTGGTGAATTACCAAAAGTAGAGAAATACTATGTCATAATATCTAGTCCTATTTCAGCAGCGAGGCCTCTGCCTAGTTCTGGGAAAACAATTTCTGCGCATGATGCCAAAATGATGTGGCAAATGATGTTAGAAAATTCTCCAATTAGAAATAAAACTCAAATAATCGCCGGAGGAAGAGATACAGTTTCACCTATGAAAGTCACAATAGATTATGTAACAAAGCAGTCGGATCCTACAAATTTACTTGTAGCCCCACCAAATGCAAAAGTAATTTTAGTTGTTGGCGACAAAGAATCAGACGCAAAAAGATTTAGAGGTTTGAGAGATACGGTAAAAGAAAAGAGACCTGATGTAGAATTATTTTCTGGTGTTGTTCCTGAAAATTTTCACGATCCTAAATTTGTTGAACTTGTCAATAAACACCCAAGTGTAAAAACTGGACTAAAAAGCAACTATAAAACTCTCAATGCTAGTGATATGAGATTCTCGATGGATTTAGCTTCCCAGGAGCCTGTCGGACTTGAAATGTTAAAATACTTTTTACCAGATCAAAGCCAAGAAATGGCGCTCGCATATATGGGAATATTGGGCCTAAATCCTGCTGATCTTAGAGATGACGATTCTGATCAAGTAACAGAGCCCGAAATTGATGATCGCGACCCGCTTCAGGAAGTTATTAAGGAAGAAATTTTAAGAGTTTTGGAATCTTTCAAAAAACAAACACCTCCTTCAGCAAAACCCGATAGTGGAAGGTTTCAAAGAAAACAGCGCAAAAGGCTTTCCAAAGCACATGCGACCTATTTAGATAAGGGAAGAAAAGACTTGACAAAATATGGTGGGGGCTTTCATTTAGACAGACCAAAAAATATTTCTAATGCTTTTCTTGCAGAAGAAGAATTCGAGGAAGCCATGAGTATGGCAGGTGGAAATATCCAAGTGGGAACCAGCGCTCTGGGTAAAAAGAGGGAAAAACCTAATAAAAGGAATGATGAAATGATAAAACAAGAAAAGAAACTTCGAATGAAGATAAGAGAATCTTTAAAAGAATTTTTTAAACTTAAGGCAGCTGAGCACCAACGTGAAGTCTCAACAATCTTAGAAGAACATCGGCTGAGAATACACCTCAGAAATTTGCTTTTTGAGCAAGCGTTTTTGAATGAGTCCGAGGATCCAACTACAGATGTGCATGATAATACTGGAATTAATACTTTGAAAGATTTATTTAAAAATACAAACATTTTATCTACTCTTAGGAATGTTTACAAAACACTAACAACCAACAAGGATCAAAAAGATTCTTTTCGAGCGCATGTTTTAAAGTGGACAGTTGATACTCTTGCTCCGGTCAGGCTCAATGATGTTGATCCAACCAAACAAACACAAGCTGTTACAGAAGATAATGTTGGCGTAGATATATTGGGAGTTGAAACAAATCCGGATATGTTTTTAGATTTTCCAGATGGCTCAGAGAAAGAGAGCACCCAAGAACCAGAACAAGAAGAAGAAAAAATGAAGCCAATTTCTGGTGAGGACACCACAGGTCGTAATAAAGCCGAAAGAGTATATCCATCAATTGAAAAATCAGTAATTGATTATTATGGGGAGCTAGATAATCCCGAAGATCAAGAAATGTTTTATGATTATTTAATAGCAAATATGAAGCTTTATTTTGATAAATGGGATGGAGAGATGTCAGCTTCGCCACCAGAAGAGCCTCAAAGCGCGGAATATGATCAAGCTAAATCAGCTGAGGCCTGATTTTTTTCATTTAAAAATCCTTGAATTTTTTAATATCGTGTGCTACCCTTGGTAGGATGGTTGGCAAAACAGCGATAAAAGATGATTACTTCAAAAATACAAAAACCTATTCTTCAAATAAAAATTACAATTTAAAAAATAAATTATTAAAAGAAAAAAAAATAGATAATGATTTTTTAGAAAAATTAAAATTTATTAAATTAGAAGAATTAATTACATTAAAGTTATTAGTAGCAACTTCAACACTGCGTGGGAAAATTTTTAATTTTCCCATTTTAAAGTTTTCAACTGAAATTTGTAAAGAGGCTGTTTTGCGATTTGCTTTATCTCAAGCTAATTCAAAAAGAGAAGCTTTACTAATATTAGGACTAAAGAGAGCAGACTTATCATATTATTTAAAAAAATATAATTTAGAAAAGGATTTTAATTATGATAGTAAAACAAGAAAAGATAGATAAACCTTGGGGGTATGAAATCATATGGTCTAAGTGTAAAAAATTTGTTGGAAAAATTCTTTATATTAATAAAGGAAATAAGCTCTCTAGGCAATATCATAATATAAAAGAAGAAACCATCTTTGTACAAGAGGGAAGCTTACTAGTAGAGGTTGGATCAAAAGAATATAAAGAAGATATTTATTTAAAGCCCGGTGAGTCGCTTCATATTACTCCAAATACCATCCACAGATTCTGTGCATTAAAAAATGATGTAACGTTATTTGAAGTCAGCACACCAGAATTAAATGATGTAGTCAGACTGGAAGATGATTATAATCGAGTAAACTAGTTAAATTAAGGAGGAGCTTATTATGAAGAAATTTTTACATAAATTAGTTACGTTATTCGATTCAAATCATTGTTGCTGCTGCTGTGGCTGCTGCGCTTGTAAAAATGGCTGCTGCTGAATATGGGGGTGACCAGGTTTCGACAGGGTAAGGATGGTAGTTCGTGCAAGGCTGTGTGGGTAGGCACAGTAAAAATACCCAAAAACATAAATGCCAATAATGACATTGAAGTCGAGGATTTTGCGCTTGCCGCATAACCTCGGAGGGATTTTCCAGGTTCCCTCTTAATCCAACACCTGGATTTGTTAATTTATATTTCAATATATTTGCTACTTAATGGCTGTCTAGGGCCAGATCTAGACTAACCTTGTGAACGACGAATTATTTGAGATGTTCTGGACGCGGGTTCGACTCCCGCCACCTCCACCAACTTTTCTTATTTTGGAGACTACTTATTATTATGAAACTTATAATGGAAAATTGGAAACGTTATTTAAGTGAGCAAGTTTGCACAAACCCAAATAGTTGTTCGATTTCTATTGAACCAACTTCAAATAAAGAAATGCAGGAAGAAATTGTTAGAAGTTTGAACACCGCGATGGAGCGTCTAAAAACACCAAATCGAGAATTATATAATTTTAACTTAGGACAAGCAACTGGCGGAGTTCCACCTGAAATGTTAAATAGTTTAGGAATCACCCTGCCAGATTTGCCAAAATCTCCAAGAGAAATAGAAGCGTGGCTCGAACAAATACAGACTGAACCTTCTTTGTATAACATTTCATGTACTTCTACTGGCTGCCTTGCAGAAAAAAAGACCCAATAGACTCCCGCCACCTCCACCAACTTTTTCTTATTTTCAGGACTACTTATATTTAAGGAGACTTTATAATGAAACTTATAATGGAAAACTGGAAAAAATTTGTAACAGAAGAAGAGGAAGAAAACTATCAAGCAGCAAGCGAGGCAGCTGCCGACCCGGTAGTGCATGCAAATGCGATGCTTCATGAGGCCGTAGAGGCCATGTATGAGCTAGATGACGCAATCGACAATGGTCTTACCATGGCACGCGATGCAGAAGTTACGCTAGCAGACCTAGAATCTAAAATAGTCCAACTGAACCAGTTGCTTCAAGGACTTAAACAGGCTTAACTCCCACCACCTCCGCCACTTTTCTTGACATTATCTTATTTGGTTGTTATAATTAAAGTATGACATATTCAAAAAAAGTAATAGATCACTTTGAGAATCCTAGAAACGTAGGATCACTAGATAAAAATGATGACTCTGTAGGGACAGGTATCGTTGGCGCTCCTGCTTGTGGAGACGTTATGAAACTTCAAATCAAAGTAAGTGCCAATGGTTTAATAGAGGACGCAAAATTTAAAACATACGGATGCGGATCTGCTATAGCTTCGTCATCCTTGGTAACTGAATGGATTAAGGGAAAAACCCTTGATGAAGCTACACAAATTAAAAATAAAGACATCGCAGACCATCTGTCGCTCCCACCTGTAAAAGTCCATTGCTCTGTTTTGGCTGAAGATGCCATCAAGACTGCTATTGAGGATTATAAAAAGAAAAATGATAACACTAACTGATTCTGCTGCTAAAAAAATAAAATCCCTCCTTTTAGAAAAATCTGAAACTGGAGTAAGGGCCGCTGTCCAAGGCGGAGGATGCTCTGGCTTTACCTATCAATTAAAATTTGATAATCAAAACGAAAAAGATAAAGTCGTAGAAAGTCACGGAGTTAATGTTTACGTTGACCCTAAAAGTTTTTTATATTTAATGGGCACACTAATAGACTTTGTAGATGAGTTAAATCAGTCCGGCTTCAGATTTGTAAATCCAAACGCTAAAAGAACTTGCGGCTGTGGAGAGTCATTTTCTATTTAAAACTATTTAATATATGAAAAGTATTAAAAGTTTTAGCACTCCAAACATCAGGAAATTAATCGGAGACACACCATTAATAAAAATCTCTCCACACATATATGCAAAACTTGAAACATACAGCCCATCTGGATCTGTAAAAGATAGAATGATTCATTATATTGTTGAGAGAGCAAGAGTTTTTGGAAAAATAACAGAAAAATCAATACTTTGTGAAGCAACTTCTGGGAATACTGGAATTGCACTTTCAATGATGGCTGCCTCTCTTGGAGTTAAGTGTGTAATATTTATGCCAAAAAATATGTCTGAAGAAAGAAGGCAGATGATGAAAATTTATGGAGCAAAAATAATTGATGCACCAGAGCATGACTTTGCCGGTGCATTAGCAATGAGAGACCAATATTTATTAGCAAATGAAAATGCTTGGTCACCAAAACAATTTAGTAATAATTATAATGTATTGTGTCACCAAACAAGCACAGCTCCAGAAATACATAAACAAGTAATAGATACAAAATATTATTGGTCAGCTTTTGTTCATGGTTCTGGTACCGGCGGAACCATTGAAGGTGTAAGAAAATATGTATCAAACAATAATTTAAAAACCAAAATTTGTTTAACTAGACCAGCAGAAGAGGACCATGGCATTCAAGGAATTGGAGACGGAAAAGATTATTTATTCAATTCAGAAAATGCAGATAGAATTATAGAAATAAAAACACAAGAAGCTATATCTAGAGCAAAGAATTTCATAGAAGAGACAGGCATTTTAATTGGTATTTCTTCTGGTGCAAATTTACTAGCAGCTGAAAGATATGTGAATACAATGAATCCTTCTGGTATTGTAGTGACAATGTTATGCGATCGGGGTGAGAGATACATGTCTATTTATGGTAAATAATACTATTTACTATGTTAAAAAAATTTGGAGACTAGCAACATGCGTATAAAAATTATTTTAGAAAAAAAACAAAAATTTAAATCTCATAAAATGTATGATCCAAACTCTGAAGATGTTATTGATGCAAAAGAGAAAGAAGATCATGATGAATATGGCAAAAAAGGCTACATACATATTGATCCTGAAGCAATCAGAGGTGTGCTAGATGATGAAGGTGGGGCTTCAGGCATGGATCCATTTCTTGATTCTGAAGATATCGATGCTGACGAGGATGAAATTAAAATAGCTCTCGATGCAATGGATGATGTTGGTCAACACGAAAAAGGTGATTACATTTTAGACGACGGGGAAAAAATTAAAGTCGTAAAAGAAATGATTAAGGAAGAAATAATTAAACTTTTTCTAGAAAAACGTAAAAAGAAAAAAAAACGTAAAAAGAAAAAAAAGTCTTCGGGTAAAAAAGATGCATGTTATCATAAAGTTAAAGCAAGGTATTCTGTATGGCCTTCAGCCTATGCATCTGGTGCACTTGTAAAGTGTAGAAAAGTCGGCGCAGCTAACTGGGGCAATAAGAGTAAGAAAAAATGAAAAAAGAACAGTTAATACAAATTATTCTTGAAGAATTGCAAATTGTATTGCTGGAAAGGTGCCAGAAGGGATACAAAACTCATCCCAAAAGAAAAACAAAAAAGATGTATGGTAAAACATATAGAAATTGCATAAAGGCGGAAGAAGGGAACGATCCAAAAAAAGGAACAGGTAAAAAACCAAAAGGCTCCGGAAGAAGACTATACACAGATGAAAACCCAAAAGATACCGTATCTGTAAAGTTTAGTTCAGTTTCTGATATTAGGGATACATTTTTAAAATCAAGCTTTAAATCTAAGTCACATAAGAGACAGTCTCAAATAATTAATTTAGTTCACCAAAGGGTTAGAGCAGCTTATAAAAATGCTAAGGACCCTAAAGTTAAATCAAGATTAAAAAAAGCATTTGATTACGCCAAAAAAAGAAAAGAAGCCTCTAAGCAGAAGACTCAAAAATTGAGGAACAAAAAATGAATCGCGAATTTTTAATAAAAATCATTAAAGAAGAACTGTTAGAAGTTTTAAAGGAAAAAAGAAAAAAAAGAAAAAAAAGAAAAAAAGCAGGAACAGAGTCTAGTAAAGAATCTTCTTTAAGAGATTGGTTTGGCCGAAAGGGGGCCAAAGGAAAAAGGAAGGGATGGGTTGATTGCAACGCACCAGACGGAAAGGGCGGATACAAATCTTGCGGGAGGTCAAAAGGAGAAAAAAGATCAAAATATCCTGCTTGTAGACCAACTCCAGGCGCCTGCAAAGAAAAAGGCAGAGGAAAGTCTTGGGGTAAAAAATCTTCTAGAGGCAAAAAATGAAAAAAATTAAACTTATAGTAGAAAAAGGCCCATCCGTCAGTTTCAGGGCTAAGGGTAAGGCTAGGACTAAAATAGGTTCTGAAGATAAAAGCTCTTTAAGTTACTGGCTTAAAACAGTTCAAGAAAGATATTTGAAGAAAATAAACTTAGATGTTTTAGATATTCAAAAAAATCTGACCTCTTCTGGTCACTTGAAGTCTCATATCCCAGGTAAATTAGATAATAAAACATTTGATGCAATTGCTAGATTTCAAGAACAAAATAAAGATAGAATAATAGAGCTTGGAGATCCGAGTCCTGTTGATAAGATATACGGACCGATTACTCATAGGGTTTGGCTTGAAACCACAGGTCAGTACAAAGAAGCTGAAAAGATCACGCAATCAGATGAATTAGAATTTTCTACTTTTGATGATAAGTACAACCCAGAAGAACTAAACTCATATACTAGTGAGCAAATATTAATAGTTGGGGATAGCACCGCCGTCGGCCTTATGAACAGATTAGGAAATAAATATACCGGTGGCTTTTCCAAAAAAACTTTTACATTTCCAGATGGGAAGAAAACCAATTCTTTACCAACTCATAATGTGATGGATACTGCCATCGGAGGAGCCCGAACAGGATTAATTTTACACCAACTGGAAAAAAGAATAGAAACGCTACAGCAAGAGCTTGGTCATAATAAAGTAGAAAAAAAATTAATGATAATTCATTGTGGAGGAAATGATTCCAGATGGTTTCAGCTGCAAAAGCAGGGTCAAATTTCGTGGGATAAGGACGCTAGTCCTAAATCAAATTTAGCTTTGCACGATCCAGAATTTACTTACAATAATATAATAAAAATGGCTCAAATTGGAGAGGAATATGGATATGAAGTTAGAATTGTATCACTTCGGTTTAGGGGCGAAGAAAAATTTAAATCATTATATAGGGACAAATCGGGCCTACAAAATTATCATCAATCAAGTTTTAATTTAAAAATCAGAACTTCAAAATATTATGTAGTTCCAGGCATTTTGCCATCATCACTTGTATCATCATCTGACCTGGTACACGCATCACCCGCTGGAAGCAGCAAAATATTGAGTAGAGCTATGAATCCAAAAGCACCTGTAACTAAAACTATCAAATTAAAAAATACAAAATTAAATAAAAAAATTCCAGATTTAAAAAATGATATAGAATTTTTGCAAAAAGTAAAAAACTACGCAAAAAAGCATGGAGCTGATCCAAATGATTTTCTCGCTGTTATGTATCATGAAACAGGAACTTTAAATCTAGACCCAGCTGCAGAAAATAATAATAAAAATCCTTGTGTTGGTTTGATACAGTTTTGCCCGGGCAGCGGGATGAAAGTTATAGGTAAATCTGGAGCAGAATTAAAAAGAATGACTAGATCTGAACAGTGGGACTATGTTGAAGTATATATGAATACAAAAAAAGCTTGGAAAAGTAACCCAACTTTATCAAGTATATATTTGGCAATATTCTTACCTGCGCTCTCTGGTTTGAATGAAGACGCAATCTTAGCAGCTGAAGATCCTTCTGTTTGTCATCCTGTAGCACGAAGATTAGGAGATAATTTTTTAAAAAGAGTTTGGAAGCAAAACCCAGCCAACCGTTCTATCACTACCATAGATAAAAAACAAGTTTCTGTAATAACTAAAGAAGGCATGGCTAAAAACATTAAATCAAAATCATCAAGGCTTCCAAAAAATTTATTTGGAAATTTGCCAAAAATATAAACTTATTATTAATAGGAGATAAAAATGTCTAAAAAAATAAAAATTAAAATAACCGAAGGAGCCTGCTGCCCGGAAACACCTAGTATGCCCGCGACTTCATTGCCATCTAAAAAAATGAAAAATGTGCACAACCAAGAAGAGGCCAGAATGCATAGAACTACTCTTGCACATTTAATGGCCGATACAAAAGTACTTTTAGACATGATACAAGATGGAGATGACCTTCCAGAGTGGTTAGAAACAAAAATCACAAAAGCAGGAGATTACATGTCTTCAGCTGCTCGTTATATTGCTGGAAACATGGCACGAGACTTAGGTCAATTGGAGGAAGCAGTTTTAACCCCAGAGCAAGCAGCGCAAATAAAGTCTAGCATAACACCGGAACAGGCTTTAGAAATAATTCAAAGAATGACACCTGAGCAGCTTGCGCCTTTTATGGGATCCCCTGAAATCACAGAACATCTTATGTCTGAGGGCTTTGTAGGCCTAACAGAGGAAATATTAGTAGAATCTCACTTTAAACTATACGAACTTCTTCAAGGCTCAATAGATGAAAATAACGAGAAGCCTTGTCCGCAATGTCTGTATGAAGTTTTATCAGAGGCTTCTTGCGGCTGCCCTGATTTAATTCCAGAAGCAGAGTATAGAGGTAGAAAAGTTAAGCTAAATAAGCCAATGAGAGGCGATGTTAAAAAATTTAAAGTCTATGTTAAAAATGCTAAAGGAAATGTTGTTAAAGTTAATTTTGGTGATAAAAATATGAGAATTAAAAAATCCAACCCCAAACGCAGAAAATCTTTCCGGGCCCGCCATAATTGCAAAAGCCCTGGGCCAAAATGGAAAGCAAGATATTGGTCTTGCAAAAAGTGGTAAGTTTTATTTGACATATCAAAAAAATTTGTTATAATTTTTTTATGATTAGAATTATTCGCAAAATTCCCTTAACTGTTACAGTTGCCTGTTCTGGGGGAATTGACAGCATGGCCGTTGTTAATTTTCTTTTGCAAGGAAAACGCAATGTGCGTTTGGCTTTTTTTAATCACGATACTCTTCACTCTCGGAATGCTGAGCAGTTTGTAAAAAACTATGCCCATGAAAAGAATATAGACCTGCATTTAGGCCGAGTCCGAGGAAAAAAAGGTAAGCGCTCCATGGAAGAGTTTTGGAGAGATGAAAGATATTCTTTCCTTAACAGTGTACAATCTAATTTTATCATTACATGTCATCATCTAGACGATGCAGTTGAAACCTGGGTTATGTCAGCTATGCATGGTAAGTGTAAACTGATTCCATACCACAGGCCTGAAAACATTTATCGACCTTTTTTAATGACATCTAAAAAGAGTATAAAAGAATATGCTCAAAGAAAAAATTTAGAATGGATCGAAGACCCTTCAAACACAAGAACAGAGTATATTAGAAACCACATTAGGCACACCTGCATGCCGCATCTTTTAAAGATAAACCCAGGAATACGAACTATGATTAGAAAAAAAATAATTGAAAATTATCTCTAATTATGTTATAAAATAACTAAGAGGGCCTATAGCTCAATCGGTTAGAGCAACAGTCTCATAAACTGTAGGCTCCTGGTTCAAGTCCAGGTGGGCCCACCAACAAAATAAAAAAGGAGTTTTAAAATGACAATTTCGGAAAAACTAAAAGAAATTTTACAAACATTAATAAAGGCAGAAGAAGATGCTATTAAATGTGAGTCTGGCAATGCGTCCGCCGGCCGCCGATTAAGAAAGGCATCAATGGCTGTTATTAAAGAACTAAAGGATCTAAGAGCGCAGGTTCTTGAGCAAAATAAAAAATGAAAGATTTTACTTGGGGACTATCTGAGACTTCCTCTGTTGAGTCTACAAAGACAGTGCACGACTTTGCATCTGAAAGTGATATGCATTCTTCTGTAGATCAAAATGTTGTAGATATAAGTCATAACAGAATTTATTATTATTCTGGAGTGTCTAGGCCAAAAATTTTAAAGCTAAATAAGCACATATTTAACTTAAACACAAACATGTCTATAAAAATGACGCCATATGGCCTTGATCCACCACCTATTTACCTTCATATAAATAGCTATGGAGGGTCTGTATTTGCTGGCTTGGCCGCAGTTGACTACATTAAAAACTCGAAAATACCGGTTTACACGGTGATAGATGGTTGCGCAGCATCAGCAGCAACTTTGATGTCTTGCGTAGGTTCTCATAGAATGATGCATAAAAATGCATGTATGTTAATACATCAGCTTTCAGGCGCTATGTGGGGTAAATTTCAAGAAATGGAAGATGATATGGAGAATTCAAAAATGTTGATGGAAAAAATTAAAAAAATATACAAAGAGCACACAAGCATACCAAAAAAAGAGCTTAACAATATACTAAAGCATGATTTGTGGTGGGAAGCTGAAAAGTGCCTTGAGTATGGATTGGTGGATGAGGTTATATAATGAGTTTTTTAAGTAATTTTGGTTTTAGCAGCTTAAAAGAAGAAGAAAAAATAAGGTCTGCTGAGGCTTCCGAAACTTTAATATTATCTTTTTTTGAAGATTTTGCAGACATTGCAGATTTTAAAAACCACAAAAGTCATCACTTCCCCGGAAGGAAAAACGTTTACAGATTCACTTGCAAGATGATGTCTTTGAAATTATTATCAAATTTATCAAATGACAAAAGAATTAAAAACGTTTTCTTTTCGCCATCTCAGCCACCGCCAGGAGGGGGTTTAGATGGAATCTCTATGAGATATAAAGTATACATTGAGTACTATTGATAATATCTTTTTGCGTTAAGTAGGAACATTTTGAATGTTTTATGGTTGCTCATTAGCGATACGTTTGAGAACCCTAGATTTGTCCCCCAGACAATCCCTACAATTTCATTTCGATAGTTTAAAACAGCAGATCCAGAAGAGCCCCCAGCTGCAGGAGCTGTAATCATAGAAGACGAATCGTCTATAACTCCTGAAAAAATTCCTTTAAATATTGGAACTGTTGGAGGATGATAGATTCCCATCGGCGCGCCAACATAGTACAGTTCTTCTCCGACCTTCGGCCCAAAAATAGAAAATTTAATTTTTTTAACTTTCAAGGTAGGAACCCAAAGTAGGCACAAATCTGCATTTCCATTTTCATCGTTGTGGGTTATCATAATTGGCCAAGCTTGATGAAATTTAGTTTTATGATCAAATACTTTTATTGTTTGAACAATGTTTTTAATTTCATCGGTTGGCCTTACGTCGCAAACATGACCGGCTGTTATAACGGTCATGACCCCCTTTATTAAATTAATAGCCATGCCGCTACCCATACTTGTATAGACCCCGACAGGGCACTTTGGATCTTTCTGGTCAACACAGGAAATAATATCAGCAGTGTGATATATTTTTACAAAACTTTTTGTAGGTGGATTTCTTATCTTGCTGTTCACAGGAGTTGTAGTGCAACTATATAAAAAAAAGATTATTAAACTTAAATATATATTTTTGTTTCCTGGCAGCATATATAATAACTATACTACAAAATATTTTTTTGTTAAAAGGAGATAAAATGTTTTTATTGTTGTTAATGGCATCGACGCCAATCCTTGTACCCCAATTAGATAAAGATGAGTCTAAATATTTTATTAATCATAAAAAAATTGAAAAATTTAATATTTGCAAAACATGTGATAATATAAAGTACATAAAGCTTCCAACACCCATGGTAAAAGTTAATAAAAAATCTATTTAATATTGTTGGAGAAAAAAGGATTAGTTTTGGCAAAAAAGACTTATGTTCTAGATACCAGCGTTTATTTAACAGACGCTAACTGTTTAACCTCATTTTTTAATAATGATATTGTAATACCGCTGAAGGTTTTAGAAGAGATAGATAAACACAAAAAAAGACAAGATTCAGTGGGCTCGCAGGCAAGGTCTATTATTAGAAATCTAGATAAATTAAGGTCAAAGGGCAGCCTATCAAAAGGCGTAAGAATAGATAAAGGATTAGGAATTATAAGAGTTAGTTCTTATAACCCTCTCTCTTTACCCGATGATTTAGATCTTGAAGATTCAGATAATCAAATTATTGCCACTGCCTTGTCAGAAAAAGAATCTCAAAAAACTGTAAAGAGTAGAAAAGTTATTGTTGTGTCACGAGACATTAATATGAGAGTAAAGTGTGATGCTTTAGGTTTACTGACAGAAGATTATCAAGCAGAAAGAGTAGTCAAAAGTTCAGAAGGCTTATATACTGGAAGATCTGAGATATTAGTTGATGAACAAGAAATAGATAAATTTTACAACAATGAAGATATTTGGCTAGATGAAGAAAAGTACCAACTTTATCCAAATCAGTATGTAATGCTTATATCAAGCTCTAATGAAAAAAAGACAGCTTTAGCTAGATTTGTAGATTATAAGAATCCTTTGAGGAAAATTATTACCAGCAACAAAAAAATTTGGTCAACAACAGCTAGAAATAAAGAGCAGCAATTTGCAATAGATTTGTTGATGGACCCAAACGTTCCAGTAGTTTCTTTAGTTGGTAAAGCGGGTTCAGGCAAAACTTTATTAGCATTAGCAGCCGGCCTTGAGCAAACCTTTGAAAGTCGCACTTATAAAAAAATTGTAGTAACAAAGCCAGTAGAGCCAGTGGGAAAAGATATTGGATTTTTACCAGGCTCAATGGAAGAAAAAATGATGCCTTGGTTAGCCCCAATACAAGATAACTTGCAATTTTTGATGGGAGATGATCGAGCAACTCTTGAAATGTACATTGCTAAAGGTCAGATTGAGGTAGAGGCAATGACATTCATAAGAGGTAGATCTATTTCAAATGCGTTTATTGTCATTGATGAAGTGCAGAACATGACTCAGCATGAAATTAAAACTGTATTGACAAGAGTTGGAGAAGGAACAAAAATAATATTAACTGGAGATATAGAACAAATTGATAATGTTTATATAGATGCTACAAATAATGGACTATCATACGTTGTTGAAACTTTGAAAGAAGAAGGGATAACTGGTCACGTAACACTATTGAAAGGCGAGAGGTCAAAAGTAGCTTCAATAGCTGCAAAAAGACTATGACAGTAAAAAATTATATTAAAAATAAAAAACAAAATTCTTTTAATGTAAAGGGTGTTGAAATTTTTATAAAAGATTATCCACCTTCTAATGTGAATGCTAAGCTAGTCATACAGAGTCTTTTTAAAAAGATACCCTCTAAGTTATTAAGAAATTTAGATATTATATATATAGGACAATTTCAACACTTAGTAGATAGAAACATACAAGCTATGTACGAAAACTCAAGCATCTTTATTACAAATGAGCAGTTATCTGACGATGATATGTTAGATGATCTTGTTCATGAAGTTGCGCACTCCGTTGAAGAAATATATAATAATATGATATACGGAGATTCAAAAATAGAAAATGAATTTTTATTAAAAAGAAAAAAACTTTGGTATTATTTAAAATCAGAAGGATACGATTGTGATTTAAGTGATTTTTTAGAGACTAAATTTACACATAAATTTGATAATTTTTTATATATGGAGGTTGGTTATCCTGTTTTATCTGCAATGACAGTTAATTTATTCTATTCCCCATACGGATCAACTTCTATTAGAGAATACTTCGCAAATGGATTTGAGGCGTTCTATATGCAAGAAGACATTAGCAGGCTAAAGAAAATTAGTCCTGAATTATACAAAAAGATAATAGAAATAAATAAAGTTGAAGAGGAAAAAAATGAATACTTTTACTAAAGAAATAACAATAGAAAATAAGATACTACAAATCAGAGTGTCTTGTGAATTACGATCTCACATTGGAATTCCAAAACAGATTTTTTTAGAAGATATAAACAATCTCATCCCAGAAAGTTTAAAAAATAATATAGAAATGATATCCGCGCCATCATTAAGAATTTCGAACATAAACTCAGCTGAGTTTTCAAATTTTGGCGTATGGACCTTTAAGATATTGGAACCAAATGTAGTCGAAAAATCACCTCAAAAATCAAAGACAAGAAGATCTAGAACACAAAGAAAAAAAACTTGACAAAAGTATAAAATTTTTATATAATTTTATATATGGATAATAATAGTATTAAAAAAATTAGTTACTCTGCTTTAAAAAAATGGAAAGAGTGTCCTTATAAATTTTATTTAAATTATGTAAAAGACTTAAAAAGCTTCAAAGGAAATGAATATACAGCTTTTGGAACAGCAATTCACGAAGCTTGTGAAGCGTGTCTTGGACCTTCTGAAGAAAACGATTTAAATAAAGTTTTCCTCAAATCTTTTAAAAATCAAATAAAAAATCTCAGAGAAGACGAAGTTGATCTAGACGACAATCTTTTGTCGAACATGGAGAGCCAAGCAAAGCCAATTTGCGAAAATGTACTACCAGCTCTAAAATCATATATACCAGAATTTGAAGTTTTCTCAATAGAAGAAGAAATATTAGAAGATATAGAGCAATTTAATTCTTTTGGCACATCATTTAAAGGCTTCATAGACTTAGTGCTGAAGACTCCTGACGGTAAATATCATATTATTGATTGGAAAACATGCAGTTGGGGCTGGGATTCTAAAAAAAAGTCTGATCCTATGATTAATTATCAATTAACATATTATAAAATTTTTCTTTCAAAAAAACACAATATTGATTTAGATGATATAGAGACTCATTTTGCATTATTGAAGCGAACTGCAAAACAAAATATTGTAGAGTTTTTTAGGGTATCATCTGGCCCAAAAAAAATTCAAAACTCTTTAAAAGTTTTAGAAAATGCTGTTATAAATATAGAAAATAAAAATTTTATAAAAAATAGATTAAGTTGTAAATATTGCGACTTTTATAAAACCGAGCACTGTAAATAAAAAATGAACAAAAAAAAGATATTAGTAATCTCCGATTCCCCATTAGTTCCTTCGGGGGTTGGTACGCAAACAAAATATATGATAGAAGCTCTTTTGGCCACAGGTAAATATAGTTTTTTCTGTTTAGCCGGAGCCATGAAGCACAAAGACTACAGAGTTATGACGGTTGACCCTTATGGAGAAGACTGGAAGATAAAACCTGTTGATGGCTATGGTGATCAGAACTTAATCCGTGCGATTCTTAGAGATTTTCGACCTGATGTTGTGTGGTTTATGACAGATCCTAGATTTTACATCTGGCTTTGGGAGATAGAAAATGAAATAAGAAAAAATGTACCAATGGTATATTATCATGTCTGGGATAATTATCCTTATCCAACTTTTAATAAAGAATATTATGAATCCAATGATCTCATATGTACAATAAGCAAGGTTACAGATGACATTGTAAAGAATGTATCACCAGATGTTAAAAGTATTCGAATACCTCATGCTGTTGATACCGAAATCTTTAAAAATAAAAAACAAGACCCCGAAACAAATAAATTTAGAAAGATGGTTACTGGAGAAGAGAATAAAGATAAGCTTGTATTTTTTTGGAACAATAGAAACGCCCGACGTAAGCAATCCGGAACTTTAATTTTCTGGTTCAAAGAATATCTAGATATTGTTGGCCACGACAAAGCATGTTTAGTTATGCACACAGAACCACACGACCAAGCCGGCCAAGACCTTCAGGCGATAATTAATCGTCTAGAACTTAATAGAAATCAAGTTTTGTTGTCAACAAAAAAGCTTTCACCCAAGAGTTTAGCAAGCTTATATTCAGCAGCTGATTGTACAATAAACATTTCCGATGCTGAAGGTTTTGGCCTTTCTACTCTAGAGTCTTTAGCCTGCGAGACACCCATTATTGTGAATATGACCGGCGGACTGCAAGAGCAGGTTACGGATGGAAAAGAGTGGTTTGGTTTTGGCATCAAGCCCTGTTCACGAGCTATAATAGGCTCTCAGGATGTACCCTGGATATATGAAGACAGAATTTCAAAAGAAGACTTTATTGAAGTTATGGTTAAGTTCACTAACTTCACAGCAGAACAAAGGAAAAAAATAGGTCAAAAAGCAAGAAGCCATGTTCTTCAAAATTATGGATTTGATAGTTTCTGCAAACAATGGCAAGATACAATAGAAGCCTTGATCGATGAGCATGGATCTTGGGAAGAAAGAAAAAATTATAAAAGCTGGAAATTAGAGGAAATAAAATGATCAAAGTATTACTAGAAGGCCCAATACTAACAAGATCAGGGTACGGCGAACATACAAGATTAATATTTAAATCAATTTATAATATTGATAATTTTATTATTCACATAAACCCGCTTCAATGGGGTCAGACCGGGTGGATATCAGAGCAAGATACGGAACTGTATAATGAAATTCAGATGGCCATTAATAACTTTGCAAACTATGAACAAGAAACTAGTGGTCAAAATTCTTTGAAATATCATTTACAAATTCAAGTAGGAATTTTAAGTGAGTTTGTAAAAAAAGGTGAAAAGTCAATCTGCGTTACTGCAGGTATAGAGACGGACAGAGTTTCTTTAGATTGGTTATTGAAAACTCATGCTAGAACAATTGATCCAATTAGAAAAGAAAGAACTTTTGGTGTTGATAAGGTTATAGTTCCTTCAAACCATGCAAAGTATGGATTTGAAACTACATTTGCTAAATTCAATTTCGAAGGGCGCCCAATGGAAGTAGGCTTAGGGTGCCCTGTTGACGTAATATCCTATCCAGTTAAAAACATTGAAGCAAAAAATATAGACTTTTCTTTGGAAACTGATTTTAATTTTTTAACTGTTGGCTTACTTGGCCCTAGAAAAAATATAGAAGAAAGTTTAATTTGGTTTTTAGAAGAATTTAAAGACGATCCTAACGTTGGCTTTATAATAAAAACAGGCTATAAAAGTGGATCTAATTTAGATAGAGTTGCAACCAAAAAATATTTAAAAACTATTTTAGAAAAACATAAAGATAAAAAATGCAAGGTTTATTTGCTCCATGGAGACTTGACGGATGAAGAATTGCATAGCCTATATTTAAGAGAAGATGTTAAAGGCTATGTAACAACGACAAGAGGTGAAGGCTTCGGTCTTCCGTTGTTTGAGGCCGCATACAGTGGGTTGCCAATTATCGCAACAGATTGGTCTGGACATTTAGATTTTCTTTCTGCTCCTTATACAAACAAAGGAAAAATAAAAAACAAGAAGCTTTTTTTAAGAGTTGATTATAAACTAAAAGAGATACATAAATCTGTTATCTGGAATAATATTCTAGTGGAAGGTTCCAAATGGGCATACTGCGTAGAACAGTCTTTTAAAAGACAGATGAGAGAACTATATAAAAACACCGGATTACATAAGAAGAGAGCTATGCAACTTAAGAAGCACATACAAAAAGAACTGAAAGAGGAAAAGATACTGAAAGAAGTTAGAGGTTCTATACTCGGAGAATCTGCAGAATCCTTTGTTGCTTCTGATAAAGACTTGGCATGGAGAAGAGAGTTATCAAGGATAGAGCTTTTATGAAAAAAATTATTATTATTTCTGATTTATTTAAAGAAGATTATGAATCGGCCAAAGCACCCTGCGGAGGTGCAGAATTAAACGATCATATTCTATTTTCTTTTCTAGAAGACAAGGGCATAGTTAAACACAAGATTCATTCAAATGAGTTCGAAACTAATCAGATGATTAGCTTTTTTGATTTAAATAAAGATTGTTTATACTTAATAAGTAATTTCTCAAATCTACATTTTAGAGCCGCGGCATTTCTACAAAAAAATTGTAAATATATTATTTACGAACATGATTATAAGTTTCATAAGTATAGAAATCCATTAAGATATACAAATTTTATCGTGCCAAAAGACGAAATTATAAATCTAAATTTTTATAAATCAGCAGAAAAAGTCATATGTTTGAGCAAGCTCCATCATGATATATTTTTAAATAATTTAAGCCTAGAAAATTTACACAATACAACTTGTAGTTTGTGGAGTGATGAAACTTTAGAATATATTGAGAATATTTTAGAAACAAAAAAGAATAATAAACTCGCAATAGTTAATTCAGAGAACCCAATAAAAAGAAGAGATGATTGTATAAGATATTGTCAAAAAAATAAAATTAATTTTGATTTAATTTCATCTCCTGATTATAATAATTTTTTGTCATTATTGTCAAAATATGAAGGAATAGTAATTCTCCCTGGCCATCCCGAGCCAACCCCCAGGGTAGCAGTAGAGGCAAAGATGCTAAACTGTAAAATATATTCAAATAAAAAGAGCCTTGGTATTGCCAGCGAAGAATGGTTCAATTTAAACGGAAAAGAACTAATAGAAGAGGTAAAAAATATAAGGGAAAGATTTTTTAGATATATGGAAAAGGAGATATTAAATGAAATATAATATTTTTACTGTTTTAAACGAGGCATATGAAAAGTTTGGAATTTTGTTTGTAAGCTCCGCAATAGATAGATTAAACTTAGATAAGATTGAAAATATTTTTATATACGATACTGGCCTTACAGAAAAAACTATAAGCAAACTTAAATTATTTGAAAAAGTAAAAATTATTGAGAGTGGACTGTCGGTACCGAAATCGGAGGGTAAATTACATGACGCCGCATGGCAAAAAATTGTTTATTCAAAAGCAAATTTACTCAAACACTGTGTTGAGAGTCAAGATAACTTTTTACCAACAGCTATGATTGATATAGATAGCATTTTTGTTCAAGAGTTCTACGATCTGATAGACGTGAAAAGCGATTTAACTTTATGCAGAAGATCTACTCGCGGCAGAGGACACAACCACCAGGCAAAATCATCTCATATAGGTAGCTTCTTTTCTGTTAACCAAAGAAATGAAAAAACAATAAATTTTCTAGAAAATTGGGTCTCACAAATAGAGAAGACAGCAGGGGTCGCTACTACTATAATCAAAGATGAACAAGGTAATCCTGAAGAAAAATATATGTTTCAACCAAAAGAGTCCCCGGCTCTTAGCCATGTTTACCAAGAACTAAAAGAAGAACTAAAAATTTCAGAAATTGCAGAGCCAATAATTTCAAATATAGAGCCCTTGCCGCCTAGAGAGGCAAGAATATATCATTTAAAGTCGGATGCTCAATGGCCAACGATAGAGTCTAGAGTTTTTCAGCCCCGTGCCTCATTTTATAGTAAAAGGTACTTTTTGTAGCATGAAAAGTAAAAATTTAATTATCTATGTTTTGGTTGGTATGAGGGACTTTTCTAAGCTAATAGAATCAATAAAGATAGCTAGAAGCTTTAACTATGATATTGATATAAAAGTTTATCACGATTGTGACAAAAGTCTTATAGAAGAATCTTTAGATACTTATAGCGTACAATATAGAAAATATAAAAGAAAAAAATATCCAATTCGAGAAGAGAACAGGAACAGCAGCTTATGGCGTCTTGTCTCTATTCTAGAAAACAAAGATAAGTACGAATCCATACTATACTTAGATAATGATATTTTTATCGTTCATAAAGGCTTTTTTGAAGGCTTTGATATAAGCAAAAACTTTGGTATTTGTATGGTTCAAAATCCTAGAATGTTTATTAAAACTTACGAAGGGAACATCGGAGATTTAGATATTGGAACGGATGTCTTGCCATTTGATAAAATGTTTGTTACAGATATGCCAAGTTATATGACTTCTTATAATATGGGAGTTATGTTTTATAGCAATACAGAAAAAAGTTCAGATTTTTTAGCTGAGCTTTTATGGGAGCAGCAAAATAATCCTTCACGAGGCCAAGCAGGGCTGTATAGAACAATATGGAAGACAAAATTAGCACCCTATTGCCTACCAATTAATTGGCTTGTTTGCAAGAAGCACGCCAATATTGATAATCCACTATCTTTACATGTAGGTCACGGAAACGTGTTTAAAAGGTGGTTAGAGGAATATAAAGTTGTCATTTAATTTTTATGAAATAGGCTCTTATTGGCGCCCATATGAATTGGAATCTGCAAAAAAATACTTTGGAGAGATAACTAAAGATTTTAAAAAAACAGATTTATTAATATGCAGAAATAATACAGAGTGTATGTCTAGCAATACATTATCTCAAGCCATAAATTTAGAAAAAATATTTTTACATGAAAATAAAAATGGCAAAATTATAAATCCGTCACTAAAATATAAATATTCAAATAATAAAGATGAATGTTTTTCAAAGTGGGATCTGCATAAAATTCCACATCCAAAATGTAGGATAATAAACCACAGGAAAGATTTAGAAAATATACATTTTCCATATTTGTTGAGGCTAAATGACGGAGTTACCGGAGAAGATACTTTTTTGATTGAAAGTATTAGCGACATTGATAATGCGTGGCTAAAATTAGAAAAATCCCTAGCAGAAAAAAGTAGAATCAACACAAAAATAATCTCAGTTGACTTTATAGATACTAAAACTGCTGATGGATTTAACATATCTTATAGGATTATAGTATCTGGCAAGAAAGTGGTTTGCGGCTATGCCAGGATTAGTGATGATTGGCTAGCTATAACTAAACAATTCACAGAAGATAAAAAAGAGGCATTTATAAGAGAAAATAAAAAACTTGCCAAAATTATCGATAAGAATAGAGACACGCTAGTAAAGGCAGTAGAGGTGGTGGGCCACCATCATGTAGGAATTGATGCAATTCCAGATCAAAGTGGAAATCTGCACTTGCTAGAGATACAACCATTTTATTTTTGCGGAGATACTAGAAGGACCTCTGGTCCATTTTGGAATCCGTATAAGCCAAAAATATTAGTAGATTGGCTAATAAATGATAAGAATAATCTTGAAAAAGAAATACCAGAGTATTATAATAGGTGGTTAGACAAAAAAGCGCATTTCGATTTTTGTTATAAATCCTTGAAAGAGAGCCTATTAGATGTTCGGTCCGAATAGCATATCCGAATTCTCATATGACATGAGATATTCTCATAGAACTAATAAATTTAAAAATTTATATAAAAATTGCAAAGAGTTGATTTTAAAAAAATTTGATTTATCAGAATATGATTTAATTTTCGCTCCTGGATCTGGAACGACAGGAATGGAAATAGTAATATCTTCCTTGAAAGATAAAATACAAGTTACTGGAAATGAAGGTAAGTTTAAAACAAGGTGGTTTGAATATGCAAAGAACAATGATAAGTATAATAAAAATTCTAATTTAAATTTATTTTGCCAACTAGAGACATCTACTGGAGAAGTGCATTATGAGGAAGCGGGAATTGTCGATGCAATATCTTCTTTTCCATATTATAAAATACCGAAAGATACAAAATGTTTTGTAACATGCAGTAACAAACAACTAGGAGCATTTCCTGGCTTAGCATTGATATTTGTAAGAAAAGATAGTTGGAACATATTTGAAAAAAAAGATTATTTTTGCACAAAAGATATAATGCTTTACAAAAAATATTCAGAAGAAAACCAGACACCAACCACATGCCCAGTCCAAATATTTTCTCAACTTAAAAAAGTTTTAAAATCTTTTAATGTTAAAAGTCATAGAAAAAAAATTAATAAAAATTGTGACATGGTCTCTAGCACCGTTAAGATAAATAATGACATGCCGTGTCCTGTTATAAACTTTTCAAAAAAAGAGATACCAAAAAAAATAGCTTTTAAATATGAGTTATATAATCACAATAATGAAAAAAAGATATATCAAATTTTCTCATATTCAAATAAAACAAAAAAATACAAACAACTTCTGAAAGATATTAAAAATGCGAAACGTTATTAATATAACCTCACCAGGTACAAGGTGGAGAGTTTATGAAAAAGAGTGCTTAGAAAAACATTTCGGACCAGTAATTGATTTGCAATTAGGCGATCTTGAAAAATCTAAAAAAATATCTAAACTATCCTCAAGGGAAACAGTGATTTTTTGGAGGCTGAATTCAGATAGTATAACAAGAGAAGAATTAGATTTAGCGCTATTACAAAGAGAAATTTTTAAAAATTTAAATATGATAAATGATCCCGCTAATCATCTTCACATACATGCTAAAGAAAGTGCATTTAAAGAGTGGAACAATGAAAAAATTTCAATTCCTGAATTTCAAGAGTTTGAGAAAAAAGAAGACATAAAATTAAAATTTCCTTACCTTATAAGATTAAATAATCAAGTTACAGGGCATAGTTCTTTTCTTGTAAACAATAGAGCCGAGTTAGATTCAAATTTCAAAATTTTAGAAAATGATTTTAAAAGCTCAATCTTGCAAAAGCCATTTACAAAAAAAATAGCAGTAAAATTTATCAATGCATCAAAAGAGGATAATAAATATAACCTTTCCTACAGAGTTATTGTCTCTGGAGATAAAGTCGTAACAGGGTACGCAAGACTAAGCCCATCTTCAGACTGGGTTGCAATAACAGGAAAGTTTGATATATCTATGGGAGATTTATTTATTAAATACCAAGAAAGGTGTCAAAAAATGATAGAAACTCACCATGATGAAATTGTTCGGGCTGTAAAGTCAATAGGGATGAATCTTCAAGGAGTAGACATAATAGAGGACCAAGAAGAGAAAATATACTTCTTAGAGTGCCAGCCAGGATTTTCTACTGGATACTCCGACTGGCCTGCACCATTTTATAACCCTCATCAAAGAGACCTAGTTGATTTTATTTTACAAAATAGGAATAAGTTTAAAACTAGGTGCTCTTTATATTATAATAAGTGGTTGAATAAGTATAATTTATTTAACAATATTTTTAAAAATTTAAAAGACACCTTTGATAATAGGCAAAACGAAAGGAATTTAAAAGATGTATGATGATAACTACATCTTGCCAAATGACAAGACAATAGGTTTTATGAGGCAAGACAATATGCAATGGTGGAGAACCATTGGAAAATACTCAGAAGAACCAAAAAAAAGAATGCTGATATATACTAAATTTTTAAGCAACATTAGAAATAACGTACCAGGATTTAAGATTTCAAATTATAAGAAAAAAATTGTTGGTGAAGCATGCGGTGGTCCGTATGGGGGAATAGTTGATCAACTTTATCCCGATGAGGAAAAATATCAAATAGACATTTTTGCAGATGATTTCTCACAAATGGGCTGGACTAGGCAAAACGGCTCTAAAACACACTGGATTGCATCACCATGTGAAAAAATTGATTTAGAAGATAATTCCTTAGATGTTCTCTTTGCTTTTAACTCTATAGATCATGGCTGGGATGTAGAAAAATCAATAAAAGAGTGTGTTAGGGTTTCCCGAGAATGTTGCATAAATTTCGACACAAACAGATATAAAGTTCCTGGTTACCCTGATTTAAATCACTATCAAGTTGTAGATTATGATAAAGTAGCTGCTTTTTTGGATAAAAACTTTTTAAACGATAGTTATGATTTTGCAAGGTGGTACTGGGATACCCCTGTGCCTGGTACTGATGGGAGAAAGCACTGGGTAAGAGTTTTAGAATTTTTTGTGAGAAAGAAAAAATAAAATATGAATATTGAAAACTGGCTAAAAGAAAACCGAAAGAAGACACTCTACAGCGAAGTAAAAAAGTATGCAACTGATGAAGTTCATGCAAAGGGATATAGAGAGTCGGACCCTCAAGCCCTTGAAGATCCTGTGTGGCACACTTATGCGGATATTATTAAGAAATTGTGCAATAAGTTTGATAGAAAAATAAATGCACTTGATGTTGGGTGTGGCACAGGAAGATTTTTTTGTGCACTTGAAAATGTAAAAGAGCTGCACGGAATCGATCTCTCAGGTCCCATGCTTGAGCATGCAAGGAATCCAGTTAAAGGAGATATCGTAAAGAAAAACGTAGAGCAGATTATTTTACACCATGCACCCATCTACGATATTGAAAAGCTGTTTGAGCCCAAAAAATTTGATTTTGTTTTTTCGATTGGGACAATGAATGAATATGGGGATACATCAATGGCAACCACATCTTTTTTTAATGTGCTAGACAATGTAACCACCGACGATGGGTTTATCTTTTTATCTTGCCACCCGCAGGGTGGCCACTGGGGACACCCAGATCGAATTATAGAAGAGTTTCAAAAATCAACTCTTACACAAGATTGTCAAATTAAAACTTATCGTATACAAGATATTAAATCTAATAAATTTTGTTTAGAGATCGAAAAAGGTGTAGCGTTTAAAAAGTGAAAAAAAAGAAACTTTACTGCGATATAGATAGTACGATAAATAATCACTGGGTGAGAATTCAAAGATGGGCTTTGCCTACGTTTCCAGGTACCTCCATTGATCAAAGGGCATTTACCAAAGAAGAGATAATGAAAGACTCACCTCTTCCAGATTCTCTAGACGCTATAAAAAAACTATCTAAGTTTTATGAAATACATTTTTTAACAGCTAGAAATTTTTTTAATGCTTATGATATTACAAAAGAGTGGCTAGAATTTCATAAATTTCCATATGATACAATAAATGTTGTTCGAAGTTCTCGCGAAAAACCTGGATTCTTACTAAAGTCAAGTTGTGATCTTTTTATAGATGATTTATCCGCCGGTCAAGAATTCGGTCCTTCTTATAAAAATTTATATACAGAAACAATAAGAGATTTAAATTTATTTAAAATACCTTATGAAGTATTTAGTGATTCAAATAACTGGTCTAAAATTTTATCTAAATACTTGCCAAGACAAGAAAACAAGCATGAGGTTATAAAGTGAAAAAAGTTTTAATGGTTATGGCACACCCAGATGATGAAATCATATTTGGTTGGCCTATTTTTCAAGACGAATCAATTGAAAAAAAATTACTTATTTGTTCTTCTGATGCCAACAACCCTACAAGGCAATGGTGCAAAGACCGAAAATTAGCATTAAAAAAAATTTGTGATAAGCACAACGTAAGTCTAACTTGTCTTGACTATGATTCTTCATTCTATAAAACTCAAACAAGAAGACCCACAGGGATCCCTAGGACGCCCATGGGCGACTCTGTGGCGCCTTTTAGATCTATGTGTAAAGATATAGAACAAAATATTAAAATTCTTGAGAGAGACTGCGATTTTATATTTACACATAATCCATACGGAGAATATGGCCATTTGGACCACATTCTTTTATTTGATTTGGTTTTGAAGAACTCTAAAAAACCAATACTAATTACAGATATGAATTTGCCCTCAAATTGGGCTAGGTCTTACGCGCCTAGTAAAATTATGAAAAAACTGTTCTATAACAAAGAGTTTAAAAAAGATTTAAATATAGATTATAATAAATATAGCTTTATCAAAAAAGAATATGAAAAGGTCAACAGTTGGACCTGGGGAAGAGAAACACCGCAATCTTGTAATTTATTTATAATTGAGTAGTGTCCAAGAAAAGTAGGAAAGTTTAAAAAAATGTCAAAATGTTTAGTAACAGGTCACATGGGATTCATAGGATCTCAGCTGTTTAATAAATTAAAAACTTTAGGCCACGAAGTTTTAGGAATCGATTTAAAAGAAGGAAATGATATCCTAGAAGTTCTAAAAGATGGCTCAATAGAAGAAAAATATTTAGACTTTGCACCAGATTATATTTTTCATTTAGCATGCATTCCTCGTGTTGCATACAGCGTGGAACAGCCTGTAGCAACAATGAAAAACAATGTTCTTGCTGGCAGCCTAACATTGAACTATGCAAAAGTTGTAGATGCAAAAAGAGTGATATATGCAGGCAGCTCTTCAGTTGTAGGAAACGGATCAGGTCCTGCATCACCATACGCACTTCAAAAGCTAGTAACAGAACAAGAATGTAAAATATATTCTCAATTATATGGTATAGACACAGTTACTTTAAGATATTTTAACGTTTATTCTGAAACAAAAATGGACGGTAACCCATACGCCACCGCAGTAGCAAAATGGAGATATTGTTTAGAAAACAACACAAGCCCCTTCATTACAGGAGATGGTGAACAAAGAAGAGATATGGCATATTTAGAGGATGTGGTATCAGCGAACATCTTTGCTATGAACCATTCAGAAAAATTTTCAGGAGACTTTTTTGATATAGGTACCGGAGATAATATATCTTTAAATGAAATAAAAGAAATTATACTCAAGAACCATCCGGATGTTCAATTCGACTATATTGCTCCCCGTGAGGGGGACGTTCTATATACAAAAGCAAATATATCAAAAATACAAAAACTAGGCTGGAACCCTTACATGAAAATTAAAGAAGGTATCGAATTGTGTTTTAAGAAGTAGGTTTAGCCTTATGTTATATGATTTAATTTTTAAAAAAATACTACAATTCCCTAAAAATACTAATTTTTATAGTGAAGGGGCAAAGGTAGTTTTAACGAGAGCGATAAAAAAACAACTAATAGAGGAGTTTAAAGTGAAGTTATCAGATCAAGCAATGGGAGCCATTATGATGGCCCTTCAAAAAAGTTTAATGGAGCAAAGTGATATTGTTCCTACTTTGAAAAATTTTGAGTTTTCGATAGACATATCAGAAAATTTAGTGATTAATAATCCACCTACATTTAAGGTGCCCGAAACTGTTTTTAGTCCTGAAACTAAGAAGACTTCAGGCTCAGATTAATGCCGGCATACTGCTACAAGTGCAATATTTGCAAGCATGAATTTACAGTTCGACACTCTATGTTTTTCGAAGATCAACATTGTGTTGAATGCGGCACCAAAGATATATTTAAAGTGCCAAAAATTTTAGAAAAATTAAAAATAACATCTACTAAAAAGGTCGGTTCAATTGTAAATAAACACATAGAAGAGACCAGAGAAGAAGTTAAAAAACAAAAGTTGAAGTGTAAAGAGTTATAATATGTGGTTTTGGTTATTTTGGACAAACTTTATAATACTTATTTTTTTGCTGCTTTATATCAGATGGATACTTAAGTTTATAGAATCATCTAAAGAAGAAATTGATAATATATCTAATATTATATTTGATTTTAAATCTCATCTTGATTCTGTTCACGAGCTTGAGATGTTTTATGGGGATCAAACGTTGCAGCAATTGATGGAGCATAGTAATCAAGTCATAGAAGATCTTAGCAATATAGATTTTATCATTAATGAAGGAGAAGAAGATAAAGGAGAAGACGCAAGAGAAGAGAAAGTAATTGAGAAAAAAGAAAAAGAATAATTATTTTACCAAAGTTCATGAGGACGCCATAGTAAGATATGCCTTATCTAGCTGTAGAAAAGAAAAAACCGAACTGTACGGAAAAATTATACAACCTGCTTTTAATGAAATGGTCGGAAAAATAATATTTACATATAAGTTTAATAATTTGCCAAATATCGAAAGCTTGAGTGATGATTGCAAGATTTGGCTAACAACAATTTTAGATAAGTATGACCCTTCAAAGGGATCTAAGGCCTTTTCTTATTTTTCAGTTGTTACCAAGAATTGGTTTATTCATAAAGTTAAAAATAATTCTAAAATGTTAAAGAGGCAAGTATCTTATGAAAATTTAGTAGAAACAGGAGGACAAGATATACTAGGTACAGCTACAGGCATAGAAGAGTATTTAGATGAGAGAATCCAAAGAGAATTTTGGGAACAACTCTTAAAGCAAGTCGATAGTTGGGACACAGGTAACTTAAAACAAAATGAAAAAGCTGTGCTTGAAGCAGTAAAGGTACTTTTGCATAATATTGAAGATATAGAAATTTTTAATAAAAAAGCAGTCTACTTATACTTGAGAGAATTAACGGGACTTAACACTAAGCAAGTTGTTAATAACTTAAACAAGTTAAGAGAAAAATATAGACTTTTTAAAATTAAGTGGGATAAATAATAAATTTGTTTCGATTCTAGTTATTATATGAAAAAAAAACAAGATTTAGAAAACTATGTCGATCAGGCAACAAAAAATATTGTTGACGATAGAGCAGCAACACAAACATTATTAATAAATTTAATGAAATATATGCAATCGGCAGAAGATAAACACAGAGAGTTCGGCTTAATAGCAGCAAAATATTTAGAAACGCTGCAAAGGTCTAATGAGCAGTTGGTTAAATTAGCAACAATATTGCAAAAAAAAGAAACAAAACAAGATCAAATAAGCGACGAAGACAGACAAGAATTATTTGATCTAATCAAAGGCGAAAAGTAAATGGCCAGAAAAGATATTAATAATATAGACCTCTTAGCAGGCAAAATGTTTGATGAGGTTCTCAATAACGATCAACAAACATCATCTTATGATAAGTTAAATGCCATATTTAAAAAAGTTAAAAGCTCTCATGCATCGACTGATCCTGGAGAATATTACGGGTATCTAATGTATACAATGAAAAGAAATATGGGGTATTTAATAGATAGGTTTGGAAAAGATTCAAAATTTTTAAATGAAGTTGTAACTCAGCATAACGAATCAAAATTTGACAATGATTCTGTTCTTTACGAATGTAAGGTTCACATACCAGAGATTTCAGGAATATTGCCAATTCCGGATCTGAAAAAAATAATAAGAGCAATGAGGAGACCAGATGATATTGATGTTGAAAAGCTATTAGCTAAAATTGAAGCACAATACTATATTGATGCCGCAGCCGGTACTATGGAAGTTTTTAAGCTTATAATGTTTCCTAGCTTTTTTTATTATAATCCTCAAAAAGGTGGGCCCCCGCCTTATCACATATGTAGGGTTAGATTTTCTGACTCTATACCAACAAAAGGGTGTGGCATATACATGGATACATTAGCAGAAACGTTTTTTGGATTTGAGTACAAAGGTTAGTTTAAATTAAGGATTTTAATTATTATGGCTCGTTTTAAGAAAAAAAAATATAAACGAATAAAGGCAACTGCAGACTTTGACTCAATGAACGGCAAAGGAGACAAAAGTCTAAAAGAAGACGTACCTGAATATTTGGCTAGATCATCTGATCTTGTAATAACACCAAATCATGATAACAATACAATGATTGTGATGGGTAGAGATAGATTTTCACTTGAAAAAGAGACCTACTTTAACGAAAAGGGACACAAGAGGAAAAGAACAAGAGAACAATTTACTAGAGACCCAACAACAACTTCCTTAGTATCTGGCTACTCTGACCACCAAGGCGCCGGCGCAATTGATATTGTTGTCGGTCGAGGTGCACCATACCCAACATCGAGACCAGGCGCACCAATGGTACCTCTTTTCCAAACAGTTAGAGATTCAAAAGGCACCGGTAAGGGAATTACACTTGCAGATGGTGAGAGTAAACACCCTGGAATATTTATGGATGCTGCAAGAATATATATTAGTCAGATGTCAGATATTGATAGGTATTTTGATATCGGTCATCCGGTAACGCACCCCGTTGATAGAAGCCCCTCATCTGCAATAGTAGTAAAAGCTGATCGTGTTCGCATGCATGCAAGAAGAGATATTAAAATCGTCGCCGGCGGCGATGGATCTGTTAATATGGACTCAAATGGCTATTCTATAAGAGAGCGGCCTAAAATACACCTCATCGTAGGAAATGGTGAGTTTGGATATTCCAGACAGCAGCCGATCCCTTTGGGGTACAATTTACTAAATTGTATAGAGAGGATATACAAGTGTCAGCAAAATATTTTAGAAGTGGTAAACAACCTAATAACAAGCCAAATGGCATTAAATATTGTGGTTGCAAATAGCATTCGAGTAAGTCCCTCTGGTCCCACTACCACGGACCCAGTTTCACAAGCAATGAGCGTGGTGAAGAGTTTTCAAGACATGAATGATTTGTTCAATGTATACTTTTCTAAATTTTATAATATTCCAGCAGACGAGTTGGGCTATTTGAACCCTAGTAATAGAAACTATGTTTTAAGCAGGAATGTAACAACGAATTAATATGAGTTATAAATTATCCATAGACTTCCAATCCAACGGCTCTATAAATTTTGGGCCTCGAACACCAGGAGAGATAGGAAGAGATATACTTGCAATTAAAATAGCACTAGGCGTTATACTTCCGTATGACCAGCAGGGGAACGTTGTGCAAAATTTTAATCAAAATAGTCCTCTCGCATTAGATAACCAACGCTGGTTTGATTGTAGCAATGGTGAGGGTACCGACCTGCTAAAGGCTTCTACTTTTGATGTACCGCTGCAGCAAGCACTTGGTAATTTTCAGATGAATAATCGCTATTTGATAACAATGTATTTGTTTGAAAAATATGGAATCCCAGATATTCTTGCAAACGGCGGAGAAAATTTTGAATTATCAAAAGAATTTGATATTTACAATAAATTAGTTGAAAAAAATTATTACAAGTTATCTTCACTTTTTGATTTGGAGTTTGGATATTTAGGAGAAGCCACTTTAGCTGTGATGCATGGCTGGAACCCTGGTACTCAAGTTGGTATAAAATCTTATTTTCATTCACCAGAAGTTTATGCTTCGTCACCTCAGGCCGTTACTTTAATACCAAAAGTCATGTATACAGACTTGAACCAAGGTATATTGGGCCCACCGCTTGAGGAGCTAATCTCATCAGGTACTATTACCAATGCAACACTATCTTTAAATAAAGAGTTATTTCAAGAATATATTAAAACATCTTCTGATTTTAATAATTGGGTACGCGTCGATGACATTTCTGATTTAGATGAGGGGATGGTAAGGTTTCTGTATCCTTTTGAATATGCTGTAATAACGCACCCAATTATAACAGAACCCGTTGCAGGTAGCAATTTGTATCAAGGAGCATCAACGGCGATCTCATCAGGAGACATAGAAGCATCAGCGGAACATGTTATTCCTGGGCAAATAAGGTCAGAAAATGTTAGAAGATTTTATGAACCAGACCCCTTCTCTAATCCTTCACCTTTCACAATAGACGATGATAGAGTGGGATATTTTTATGAGACAAATTTTTTCTTAAATCCTGACGGAAGATTGCCGTCTACAGAAGAAGACGTAATCAAGGCTATAGAAGAGGAGGCCCTCGGCCAAGTCTTAAGTTTTTATAGAAAACCAAAAATTTGGAATTTTTTACTAGCCGACGGACCAGAAAGAAGAGCGCTAAAAAGAGTTTATTTTCCTTTTAGTCAAATACCCGCACCACAACACAATGGCTCTTATCCAAATGATAGTAATTCATTTTCTGATAGCAGAATTAATGCAGTTTCTCAAATTTCTTATCTAAAAGAAAGAATATCACTTGATGAATCTGAAATTAATAGAATGGAGGACGTTAAAGAACCTAGAGAAAATTATGCATACCCACCGGTGTCAAGCTACGATGAGGTAAATTGGAGAGCAATAATTAACAGTCGAATCCGTCAACGAAAAGCTTCCATAGCAGAATACGAGCAAAAAATAAGTGATTTTTTAAATAATCGAGATTTTAATTTTCACGTTCTCACCACTGAGCCTATTCTAGCACAATTAGACGAAAATCAAGCTTCATCGTGGAGAAGTATCGAAGATGGCTCATCCGCACCATTAATAGAATTTAAGGAATATCGCACACCGTCACTGCGACCTGGCCAGGCATATAGAGCTTACCTAGTCCTTAACAGGCAAAAACTTGATTTAATAAAATACGGCCAATCTCAAATTCTCGGAGATACTAATGCATACAGCAGTCCTAGTACCAGAACTCAAGAAATTCCAGAGGTTTGTTATGACCATTCAACAGATCAATCGCTAAGGACATATGAAGAGTATAAGACTTATGCTCAAAAAAGAAGAAGAGAAATAGCTAGAGAACTAAAAGCAGAATTTCAGAGAAGATCAGTAAATTCTGATAGCGGAGGAAGAAAAGTAGAAATCGATCTTGGATCAGGAATCGGGCCATTTGATACAAGAGGCGCCTTTTCAGGCCTTGCAGGTTTCAACAATGTTGAATCCGAGAGAGAGTACACAAGAAAAATCCTTTCAGGCCTTTTTGAGGGAACCTCAGAAGTGTTTGACAGATTAGGAATCACAGATTCTGATGTTAAAAATTTTCAAGATGTGATTGACACTCAGAACTTTTTTGGGGGATCAAATGCAAAGAAAAACAAAGAAAACGCGGAATTTAATAAACTGTTTATAAGTCTAGAGAAACTAGAGCAGAGAATAGATCTCGTAGAAAAAGATTTAAGAAAAGCGGGAGAAATCATAGCCCGTGAAGGTATTGAATTTGAAGCTGGTAGTAATTTCGATGCGAACAATGAAGGTCAGCAGCTCAAAAGATTTTATACGCAAATTAAAGAATTTATAACAGACTCAATTAATGCTGATTCTGCATTAGCCGAGTCTTGGGCCGACACTGGTCTAGGCGCTAGCGGAGGTTATGTATCTGAGACAGATAAAGTTTTTGTTCAGTTTAATTTTTCAAATGTTCTTTCTCAAGGGCCTGCTCCACTTGGTCCCAATAATGGTAAAGCGATAGTAGCAGTAAAAATTGGCGTTGATAAAGCAGGTTCTTTTGAAGGAATATTTACAACAGATGTAGAAATGATACCGAATAATTTAAATAATATCACAAGAATAGACAGGTATGAAGCTTTATCAAGACCAAGGACTGTAAACTATATAGCTCAAATTGTTAATATGACTAGTCCTTTTTCCGGAGGTTCTTATGGAACCTCACCAGGGGCAGTGACCAAAAATATATTAACTTCTTTCTTGCAAGATACTTTAAATATTTGCAAAGACTTGGGCTTTGACGCAGAGAAGCACTCGGCTATCTCTTTGGTCGGCACCTTTACATCTGGATTGAAAATCAAACATTCGGACGAAGAAGCAGTATTTGAAATATTTAAAGAGTGGGGATACACAAATTTTACAAAACCTGCAACCGCCTGGGCTATGGCAACCAGAAAAAATGCAGAGGACTCTCTAAAAGATACCTTTGATGAGGATAAGGCTCTTCGGGCTTTTGGCAAGTTATGCACAATAGAGCAAATTTATGAAGAGTTTTTGGACGCTATAGACTTGCCAACCCTTCTGTGCAATTATTTAGAATGCATAAAACTGCCCGGCTTTTCCCTAAAATTACCTAGTTTATATCTACCACCTTTGCCAAGAATTCCAATTCTTGGCTGGTATGGAGCTTTAGTCAATTTTTTAATTGATGAGGTAGTCCAAATTTTAACTAGAATTTTATGTTCCTTTGTTAGGACAATCATTGATAAATTAGCTTTTCCTTTTTGCGAAGAGCAGCTAAACGATTTTATTGCTGCCGGCTCATCAACGGGAATACCATTAATGAGTCAAGCTTTAGCTGAGGCTCTGACGAACACTGGGATAACAGGAGTCCGAAACCCCGGAGAAGATAACGGAGTCCAAGCAGAAAATACTAAAAACTTTTTTGAAGACGTCGCACAGATTGTAACAGGTCCAGAATTATGTTATTTATTAGAGGGAAATCCTTTAGATGACGCCGGCATGGAAATGGTAAGGCGTTTAGCTGAGAAAAATAACCTAGGAGATCAACTGGTCAGTAACGAATCAATGGCAAATTTTTTTGGAGTGCTTGGGGCCTACGTTCCTCTGGAATTATGCAATCAACTTTCAGCCGTACAGCAGCCGCTAGGAGCTGTTTGTGAAGATATTGCAGATGAGTTAAGGTCGATAAGAAATAGAATGCAGACCGGTGACCGATCACTTTCGGAGGAAGAAGTAGAAAAAGTCTTAGATATTGCGAAGAAAAATCTAGAAGACCAAAAAAAGTCCTTGCAAGCATTGTCAGGTTCTGATTTAAATTCTTTATTACCTGCAAGTCTAAACCCAACAGAAGAAAACATAATTAATACAAACCTACCACTTCAAATGCGGAAACAGTTGAAAATGGGAGTAGAAGGTATTTTCACGCCAACAAAACTGGCATACATGAGGAGTCTCAGCTCATTTGTACCAGGAATGTCAACTATTCAGCCATCTATATTGCGCCCAGGAGATCCTGATTTTGATGATATTTCTGCTTTGAGGCTTGAGTCTGCATTGGAGCAATTAAATAATTTCGCCTCAGCTGTTGAGAGGTCGAAAATCTCAAAAATGTTTGAAACATCCAACATAAATGAAGCTATTGGAAAATACCTTCCAGCTCGAAATCCATTAATGGCCCCGCCTAAGTTCGGTCCACGTCAGATTGTAGAACTTTTTAAGGTCTTTGAGACAGAGAGGGTTCCAATAAGAGGCGGAGCTACTGACTCATCAGGAAAAAATTATCACTTAGTATTTAAAAAATATAGTCCGTCTGTGGTTCAAGGGATTTTCGATCAATCTTTTGGTGATGGAAGAAACGCTCCGCTTGTCATGACTACAGCCCATGCCCGCCACCGTGAAGTCTCCCATCAAAAATTTATGGAAATAATGTCTCCGGATCCGATAAAGGATAATAGTGAAAACGCCAATCAGGCGCTTCTGGTTGGCATACCAGAGGGTGTGAGCGAAAGTCAAAACTCGTATGGGCATAGTTTGTTTTATCATGCTACCGGCCAGGTAGCTGAAGTACATAAAATATTTATGAACAAACCACTCCGCCTTATAAACCGCATACCACATGGACCTCAAGTAAGAATAGACGGATGGTCGGCGGAAGAGGCCCTCCCTAGCGATTCGTTAAATCGCGCATCACCAGCACCACCTCGTGACGCTCTACGCGTTTCAGCTGTGGCGAGAATGATGCCAGATATTATTATGTGGGATTATGAAGAGAATACTTTTCCGGTATTATCAGAAGATTCTTTTTATTTTGATGATTTTGACGCGGTCAACGACCAGGCACTCTCGACTGATTTACTCACCCAAACTCAGGGAATTGTAGATAAACTTTTGTTAGATAGTGCCGGCCTTGGGTTGATTACTTTACCTATCGGCCCAAAACAATCTTCCAACAACCCAAGACAAAGAGATTATTCTTACGAGGCTGTGGAGGAAAGGTTTAATCAATTTTTAGAAGGAAATCAAAAACTATTAGAGATTGCAAGAGAAAGAATTCAACATCTATCTGGTGTGATATCTGAACAGATTGAAAAGCTCCCAACTGTTAATCTTGAGCAATATTTGCCACTAATAGATAATGTATTTCAAAAAATAACTAATTTAGACTCTAGATTAATAGGAGATATAAATTATAGTAATGTAAAAACAAACTCAAATTCTCCTTCTGCGAACTGGAAAAAAATGGAGCCTTTAGATTATTTAAATATAAATTTTAGAGCCGGCACGTATACCCCTTCTGTAAAAATGGTTGAAATTGCATCAGACCAAAAAAATCTCGATACTTATAACATTGTAATTGATCAAGACTTTTTTCTACGCCAGCCAAGTAAGACAAACGACCCTTATCGAGGAGATTCAGAAATTAGTAATGAATCAGCCTTTTCTCTAAATGGACCAGATACTGACACTAGAAAAATATTTAGATTTTGCGAAACCTTGCCTAATCGCCTAGTATCAAAAAATGTTCCAAACTCGCCTGGCATCATTGGTGGCAAACAATTTTCAAAAAGAGAAGCATACGCGCAATGGATGATAAGTAATATAGTAGATGTTCAAAACTTTAGTTGTGTATTCACTACTGGTGCAAGAGAATATTTAAAGACCTATGCATTTAAATCCGCAACAGAACACACAATGAGAGAAGTTATTAAAAATATACAACATTCTTCTTTTTTTAACCGAGATTATGCCACTGGTCTGCATGACAGACTCTCAGCTAAATCATATACCATTCCCGGCACCAGATGCAGAAAAAATAGATATGGATTAACTGAAAATTCTGTAATGACATTTCAAAAAGTTTTACTTAAAGATTCTGTATCAATGATCGAGAATGAAATGAGAAAGCCAAAATTTTCTCCATTTAATAGAAGTTTCGGGACTCCTGGGCCTATGCCCTCAGCAATGAAAAAGATCGCACTTGCAGTTTTTATTAGAGCCTGTATGTTAGATTTTATATTAAAATCAGGAATGGCCATATCTGTTTGGTCTTTGACCCCAGTCGTACAGTCACCAATTATATTCAAGTATTTGATGAATCACGTTTTGGTTGAGCTAAATAGGAATAGGTTATTTAAAAATATTTGGGGACAAATTATACAAGAAATAGTACGCTCAAATAACCGAAATCAATCTTTAGAATCTTATCTGCAGAAAGAGCTTTTATCTTTTCCTGATCTTGTTAGGCAAGTGTTTCTTCCTGGACTAGGAGATAGAGACTACTACAACTGGCACGTCCATGGCATGACGGTCTCTCGACCTAAAAATAGAACTAATAATGCTACAAGATATAAATCTGCTCTTAATCTATGGGAGAACAGGGAAGGCGTCTTTAAGAGATTCCCAGTACCATCAAAGGTCTATAGAAACACTGAACAAGTTCCAGAGATAGGAGGCAAAGCCTATGATGTTGGTTATTGGATGATGGAACCTTATAAAGAATCGGATGATAATTTTTCAAAACTCTCACTAAATGCTACAAAGCTTCAAGATGGATCCGCGCCTCAACCGGCAAGAAGAATACTAAATAACGAGTTTATATACGAAGACTACGTTAGGGTGTCTGGGCCGATCACGAAAAAAGCAAATACTGATGCCGTTAGTCCAATGATGAAATATCGACCACCAGCTCTAAGGTCTGTTGCCTCAACATACGAAAATTTGCCTGTGCTCAACTTTGATGATCCGACCGTTTTTGAGCCGTGGCACTATAGACATACGGAAGACCAAGGTATGAATTTTAGTGATGAGTTCGACGCCCCAACAGGTAATTTATTAGAGTCTTATTTTAGAAATCAGCCGGCAGACTCTACTTGGGACGAGGAAAAAAAGCAAAGATTATATGCTGTCATCCGGCCAAGTTATTATTATTATGATTTTGCTTTGTCGATTACGGCATATCTTGATTGTTACAGAAATTATATAAGTATTAATAGAGATAATCCAAATCGCCAACCTTTTTCTCAAAATTTGGAAATTGACGCGTTATTGAATTTTATTAATGGACAAGGAATAAATTTTCACGGAGTTAATACAGCCGAAAGTTTTGGATTTAATCAAATAGATCCAAACAATATAAATTATAGAGAGCTTCAAGCCATGCTTGGCGCAGGAATATTAATATACGGCCAACGTGTTCAAATTTATTGCGATTTATTGGGTATTGATCTTTCGACCAAACTGCCTACTGCAGGCTCGTCTCAATATGGATTTAATTATGAAAATTTATCAAGCGAGGTTAAGCAAGCTGTACTAGAACGTGCACGACCATTTTTAAATAAAAAATACGGCAATGAAGATTCCATAATATTTACAAATCCAACGTTTAATTCAATGATATCGTTCTCTGAGCCCGCCACCATTTACCCATGGTATGACGAGCGCTCCGGCCCCCGAGCAGCGAATTCGCACGTCGACAGTTCACTGACTACTTTTAATCTGCCATTCAACATCGAACGCCGCGCTAAGATGAGCCCATGGGATCCTGATCAAGATTATTCGGATGCCATCTCGGCATTCGCCGGCCTAAACTTGGGTGTTGAATCTATGACCGATGAAGGTGGCTTTGTGATACCATTAAAAGTGTTCGATGAACATATGAGTTCCCTAAGAATGCACTATCAGAATAAAGACTCTTTATCTACATTCAATAACCTAGTTGCAAGTTCAAATTTTTATTTAGGGATAAGATTAGTTCAGTTATTCTTTGACACAAATCCGAATAGTTTTTTTGATGTCTTTTTGGGTTCAAATAACCTCAATAAGGTTGAAACATTATCTAAGGCTGAAAGAACATATTTTGTAACTTTTGAGGATGCTAGTCAGAACTATGCGCAATTCGGCCTTGCAATTCCAATTGTTTCATACGAAAAGCCACTGACACTTGATACCTGTGAGAGCGCTTTTGTGGGATCTCTTTATAGGCCCGGATCAGAAGATTTTGCCTTTATGATGAGACAAATGGAAATAGAATTATCACAAACGCAAGAATATAAAGATTTTATGGACACTTTTTTCCCAATTAGAAGATTCATGGCTATAGCGACAGTCCACTCGACATCGGCAATTGCAGGATTTAACGACCTTCCAGGTTTATTTGATAATGTAAAATCTTTAGCGTCTTTTATTGCTATGACAGCGATGACTCCAGAGTCAGATCGTCTAGGAGATGGCACACTTATGACTGGAATTATTGATCAGGTAGACTTTCAAAAGAAGCTGGGAGATGAGTTTCCTGGTGATCCTAATGATCCAAAGTGTTTTGAATTTCCAAATCTTACTAAAGATTTTTGGGATAACTTTTTCAAAGAGTTGGCAAATTTAGCAAAGTATTTTCCGTCTATATTGTTTAGAGGTTTAGCCAATAATTTAGACCCTGCCTACAAAGAAATGAGAGCACATTATTTAAATTGCGATATAAATCAACTAAACTGGAGAGGCTTAGGAGTTTCAAGTCCCCCAACTAGGCTAATTAACGGCTTAAACTTAGCCGGCGGTGATCACAGAACCAGATCTGGTAAGTATAACTCAATACTTTCGCAGCTTCCAATCGACTTGTTTAAATCCTTGCTACCATTTCCTAGTCCTTTTTTACTTTCGTGTACAGTTTCTAAAACAATTTCTTATGCTTTTACCGGCTTTTTGCCTTTTATTGATTTATCCATGTACTTTAAGATACCTTGTCTTGATAGGGACATAAACTGGCTTACAAATGCAAAATATGATTTTGGAGCAAGAGGTAGATATGGGCACCCCGTAAGTCCTTTAACCGCGTTTGCACTATCAACATTACAACTTCCAGCCGACATAAACAAGAGAAATGTTAATTGCGAACCAGCAGAATCAATTTTATCCACAGAAAATGAATGTGAAGATATTGAAGAGTAGTCTATTTAATAGAGGTGAGGTAAAGTTATGTCATATATAAATATTTTATCAAAAATTTCAAATAGTGTAACCACCCGGTCTCGGCCCATGCAGCCAAAGTATCCACTAAAGCAGGATTCAAGGTTTGGCTTTTACGGTGCAATAACCAGCACCGAAGAGTCCTTAAATCAAGACTTTAAATTTTTGCTATTAACTGAGCCTGGATCTTGGCCAATGAATCCTGACTTGGGGATTGGTTTAAAAAAATATTTATTTGAAAACTACTCATCAGAATCTTTATCAAATATAGGGTCAATAATACAAAATCAACTGACAGCTTTTTTGCCAAGAGTGAGATTGATCTCAGCTGAATTTAACGCGTCATCGGAGCAGAAAGAGCAAAATTCTCTCATTTTGAAGATAAGGTACTTAATTTCGGGAACTACGGAAGTAAATTCAGAGATACAATTAGATGAGAATGGCTATTTAAATATAGGAAAAGAAAGATTTAACAAAGTTTCTTCTAATTTTGGTGAATCGCTTGGGCTACAAAGTAAAGAAACCCGAATATAGGATTTTAAAAAATGAGTAATAAAAAAAGAGGAATTTCAAATACTAATTTTACTGAATCAACTTTTGATGAAATAAAAGAAAAATTAGTTAATCGAGCAAAAAATTATTATCCCGATACATATCAAGACTTTAATAAGACTAGTTTTGGTTCCTTAATGATGGACACTGTAGCGATGATAGGGGAGCAACTTAATTTTTATAGTCAATTTGTCGCAAATGAAAATTTTTTAGAAACATCTAGGACAGCACAAGGAATTACCTCAGCTGCTAGAAATAACGGAATAGAAATATTTAATAAATACACAAGCGTTGGACACTTAAAAGTGTTTTCAAGAATACCAGCAAAAAGTATACTTTCTGCACCAGATGAATCTTATAGGCACACTATTTTAAAAGGGATGATAGTGACAAGTGACTCTGGTGCTCAATATACTACAACTGAAGATGTTATAATCGACGTTTCCTCCCGAAATCATATGGGAACAGAATTTTCAGACGATGGAAGCAGAGTAACTTATTATGTCTACGAAACAGAGGTTCCAGTTGTTTCCGGTGAAAATAGAACTATAACTGTTGATGTTGGTTCATATCAGAAGTTTTTAAAAATAGAAATAAAAGATACCACAATCACTGAAATAATTAGTGTTGTAGATAGTAATCAAAATGAATATTTTGAAGTACAAAATCTTAGCCAAGACACAATATATAGAGAAATTTCAGATAGAGTCACTAACAATCCTAATACAGTGTCAAGAATGGTTCCAGTTCATGCCCCCAGGAGATTTACCGTTCAGCATGTTGGTGAAAAAACATTTTTGGTTTTTGGTTTCGGATCAGAAAATAATTTAAAAGTTAAACCTATAGCAGATCCTTCAAATTTGGCTATCCAAGTTGATGGAAGGGAATACGTTAGCGATAATACATTTGACCCTTCAAAGATTACGAGTACTGATAAGTTTGGAATATCCCCAATAAACACAACGCTTACGATAACATATAGATCTAGCACAGCAGAGAATTCAAATGCATCCGCGCGCTCTTTAACAAATATAATATCTTCAGAATTTTTATTTAATGAGGAGGTTGGACTGGATTCCTCCGTTGTACAATACATAAAAAATTCTTTAACCTGCGAGAATCAAGAGCCAATTAATGGTTCACTGACATTTTCTTCAACGCAAGAAGTTGTAGAAACAATAAAGGCTGCCCGCGGCTTTCGGGGCAGAGCTGTTACAATAGAAGATTATGTTGCTGCATGTTATGCTATGCCTTCAAAGTTCGGCTCCATAAAGAGAGCAGCAATATACAGAGACAAAAATGATTTTAAAAGAAATTTGAACCTTTATATTGTCTCTCAAGATAGTGCCGGCTTTCTTCAGACTCCAAGCACTGCATTAAAAAATAATTTAAAAAAATGGCTAAATAGTGTCCGTATGGTTACCGATACTATTGATGTGTTTAGTGCAAAAATATTAAATTTAGGAATCTTTTTTGATGTTACCTTAGGCCAAAAAGCCGATCAGCTAACGATTCTTTCTCAAATTAGAAAAGAAGTTTACGAAGAATTGAATTTAAGCGCACCACAGATTGGTCAACATTTTTCAATTGGAGAAATTGAAAGGGCCTTAACATCTATTTCTTCTATAGACAGGGTGAACTCCATTTCAATTGTCAACAGATCGGGCGCAGATTATTCAAGCATTCAATATGATATTACATCTAATTTATCACCAGACGGCGGCATGCTTTATCTTCCAGAAAACTTTATTTATGAAATAAAAAAGGAAACTGATATTACGGGGATTATTCAATAATGGCTATTGTAAAATTTTTTGCTTCGAAAGACAATACCATAACAAATGCATTTCTACCAGGCTTGAGAAGACGCGCTACAAGTTCAAACCAGGGGGCATCTGATATTATAGAGTTGCATTCTATCTATGGACAGTCAACCACTTCTTCCGTTGAGAAAACTAGGTTTTTGATACATTTCCCCACCAGTGACGTTCTTCAGTCTAGAACTGCTAATAATATTCCAGCATCTGGTTCTGTAGAATTTTTCTTGAGATTATTTAATGCTCGTCACAATACAACAACCCCAGAAGATTTTTCAGTATCAGTGACCCCATTACTGCAACCCTGGACAGAAGGCATTGGTTTGGATATGGAGACTTATTCTGACCTAGGTGCTTCAAACTGGCTTTCGTGCAGTAAAAATCTACCTTGGTCACACGAGGGTGGCACAGATTCTGAGTCTGTAAGGCCTAATCTGACTTCTGGATTGAAAGTTCACTCTTACTCACAATCATTAGCTTCCGGTCTAGAAGATTTAGAAATAGACCTTTCAGAATTAACTGAATTATGGCTAGAGCACGAATCAGGCGCTTCTATAGCTTCAACTAGTAGCCTAACGCTAACAGGCGTACCTAGCAACGAAGAAAAATTCAAACTACTCAGCACCAGCGGAGAATCGTTGGAGATTATATTTTCAACATCCTCCGCCACCACAGGGAGTACATCTTATGTTGAGAGGGCCGCTGGAAATATAACTAGCACAAGAAACAATCTTGTCACATCAATAAACAACTCCAGCTTGTTTTCGGCCGAGGCAGTGTCGACTAATGCCTTGAAAGTGACCCAAGCGGTAAAAGGGCATTATGGAAACACTAAAATTTCTTCTAGTGCCGGCATTCCAATTACAATTGTTGATTTCAACGCTGGTTCGGGAATAGTCAACAACGGTGTTCTAGTAAAGCTTAGCGGATCCGCAGAGTCTGGAGATACACAGGTATCTTATTATACAAAAAAGTTTTTTGCAAGAAACAGCCAGTTCTTCTTTAAAAAGCCAGTTATAGAAGCAAGGTCTGCTTTATTAGTAAATGATGACCGCGGCGCCGTATTCAGATCCAGTTCTGTTGCACCGGCTGCTGATAATTTAAACAAAATCTATTTATATAACAACATCAACGGGGTCTATAGAGACCTGCCAACTACTGGCTCTGCTCTTTTGGTTAGATTCGTTCCAGATATAGCGCAAACACCAGTTTCCATGTCTGGAGGGTCGTTGGACGCATCAAAAACTTTTGTGACAGCTAGCAGGCATTCTACGGGAATTTATGAAGTGGAGTTTGCATACAATGGGGCCGAAAATAAATTGAGAGATGTATGGCAGTATCAAAACTCAGGACAATACATTGAGCTTGTAACAGGATCATCATTTAATATCAATAATTTTCCGTTATATAATTCTGATAGTAATTCTGAATATGTCTTCAATATAACAAATTTAAAATCAATTTACACTCAGGATGAAGATGCAAAATTTAGAGTTCATACAAAAAAGAAAAATAGTGAATTAAACGTATACACTGTCGCAACTGGAAATTCAAAAGTTACAAATATTAAAGATGTTTTTTACAAAATAACACGAACAGCAGATGATGTAACAGTTATTAACTATTCAACCGGCAGTGGTGCAAAGTATAGTAAGTTGTCTTACGATATAAGTGGTTCGTATTTTGACTTTGATATGTCTATATTGGAGCCAAACTACCAATATGAAATATGCTTCTTGAGGCAAGAGGATACAAGATATATACAGCAAAAAGAAAAATTTAGGTTTAGAGTAGAAAAGTATTAAAAAATGACAGATTTTAATTTAAAAAACCCTACGGATATTAATAAAAATAAATCTTTTACGAAGAAGGATAACATACATCTTGTAAGCGAGAGAAACGAATTAGCATCAAAAAAGTTAGATAGTGATAAGATTTTACAAATTTACTCAGAATACGCTAACACGTTCAAGCCTCCAATTCAGCCACTAGAGCCATCGACTTTTTCAAATTATGGAAAAGCCTCTCAATACTATGAAGATAGTATATATTCAATAATAAACTATTATCCTTTTGATGGTACCATGGAGGAAAATATTGCTTGGTTTATTTCTTCTTCGCATTTAGAGACATCCTTATTTCAGCAAGAATGGCCAACATCAGTGGGACATCTAAATTTTGATCATAGTCAATATCTTTCTTTCTACTCAGGCCCCCAAGCAATACAAGAATCAGAGTTTATTGGCCAGGCCAGAAATAATGAATCTGGATTGAAACTGGATCCCGATAAGGGAAACACAATAGAATTTTGGTTAAGAAAAGAAGCATTCGACGCGTCAAAACAAGATAGAGAAATATTGTTTGAAATTGGTTCATACCCCAATAAGCTGCCATCTTCAGCTAGTTCCACCTTGCAAGTTTATCTAACAACTTCGGCTGGAAACTGCTTTCGAATGAATTACAACTCAGGCTCTACATCTGTAAGTGACTTAGCAATAGGACCTTCCACCATGTCCTCCTCAGTTGTAGCAGATTCAAAGTGGCACCATTACGTTTTATCAATTTTTCAAAACGATAAAATCTTAAATGTCAAAATGTACAAGGACGGCCAAGCTCTAAACACAGTAACCAACACTTTGTCAACTGCCATGGGTCCCATTGATTCTTACATGGCAGGAACCATAGGGTCTTCGCTGTTAGCACAATCAGGCTCCCTCTCAGGATCTGTGGATTCGTTTAGATTCTGGAAGGGCTTAAGAAATTCAAGAGAAATAGAAAGATACTATGACAAAAAAGTGCATGCGAGTGATCACACTGAAAAAGACTACACTAATCGCCTTGGAGCCAGCTTTAGGTTCAATCAGCCAACAATAGGATCATCAACAGTAGATAGTTTGGTTCTCGATCATTCTGGCAATGACATAACAGCGCGAATAAAAAATTATACGACCTCTACCAGAGTTGCAACTTCGGCTATAGATTTAAGTGATTCTGCTAATACCGAAATAAAAGATCCAATCTTAAAAGAAGCCCACAGTTCAGTGGAATCGTTACGACAAAGATTAGCAAAAATTGCCAAGTCTTATGATCTAGAAAATTTAAATAGTTTAGAAAGGATTTTGCCCTCCTGGGCCAGAAGCTCACTGTATGGCTTTGAGGACACTAAAGAGCTAGATCTGTTGTTGCATTTGATGGCAACTGTTTTTGATTCTGTAAAAATAAATCTTGATGCACTAAGGCTTAACACAAGACCAGAATACGCTGATTCTAGAAATCCTTTATATGAAACTTCGCAATCAAGTAATATTAGCTCCTCTTTGGAGAAGCCTGCCGATCTAGATTACGACATAGTCAATAATCAATTTTCTCAAAATAAAATTGATTTTATGGCAAGAGTGATAGAAAATTACGGAATAGAGTTAAATAATTATTATCCCCTTTGGCACTCAGAAATAGAAGAGGTTGTGGAATCAATAGTTGGAAACATTAGATTAGAGAGAAGTATTTATGAAACACAAAATTTAATATATGATTGTTTAGCCAATGCAAGTGCTTATGTCCTCAGGAGGAAAGGGACTGAATCATCATTTAGATCAATATTGAATGCAGCAGGTCTCGGCAAGGATTTAATATCCACTAATATTATTGGTAAATATTCAAATATTTATTTGAATGACAGTAAATTTGACCTGGTCACTAGAAAGAAAAAAAGCATAAGCTTTATAGATAACGAAGAGGCGAATATTCACCTAACCTCGTTAAATTCAAATCAAAGAAGCTATATAGCTGCTGATACAAACGAGACTGAGTACACATTCGAGGGAAATTTTATTTTTCCCAAAAAAAAGAAAACATTTCACAACGTACAGGATTCAAGCGTTTTCGGAGTTCAATCAGTTTCAGCAATAAATAATAATTTAACTTTTGCAAGCCCAAATAATGCATCATTTGAAATTGTAGTATCTAAAGAATCTCTTTTATCTAATACCGCAAAATTCAAATTAATGTCTTCTAATGTTGAGTTAGCCGGTATGACAAGTAGCTATTATAATGATATTTATGATTCTAGTGTTTGGAACCTAGCATTAAAGATTACAAAAGATGTGGACAACAGTTTTATCCCCGTATCTTCTCCAAGCTATCTTGTTGAGTTTGTGGGAAAGAATTACATCTCAGATGAGTTAAGAAACTCCTTCCACCTAAGCAAGAGTTTAACAAATACAGAATATACAAATTTTAAAAATGCCAATAAAACAGTTTTTATTGGCGCAAACAGGACAAACATTACCGGCTCTGTAATTATAAAATCTGATATCAAGGTGTTGGATTTTAACGGCTGGGGAACGTCACTTTCAGATGAAGAGCTATCCCATAGGGCTAAAACTTTAACAACTTTTGGCACTAATAGGCCATTTCTATTTGAAAATTTAAATAATGCCGAAAACATTCCAATATCAGATAGGTTGTATTTAAAGATGCAAACAGATAACTTAACATCGATTCCAGAAGATAATAGCTTGATAATACAGGACGAGATCTTTGGAGATCAAGAAAAAAGAGACTTTTTCTCTCATCTAGATCCAAAAGCCGGCTTTAGTTATCCTTTTACTACATTTAATTTTACAAATAATCTTGATAATTCTATATCTTTAGAGTTTTTAAGTGCTGTTGAGAATATCCCGATAGGGAATATTCATGGTACCGATGGGATAGAAATAAAAGAAAACGACTCAAATAAATATGATTTAGATACAAAATCAGAATTAAAAATTATATCTTTTGAAAAAAGCATGTATAATATTATATCAAAGGATATGGTGCAATTTTTATCGGGCATAAAGTCTTTTAATAACTTAATAGGTGATCCTGTCAATAAATATAGAAAAAATTATAAATTGTTATCTAATTTGAGGAGTAAATATTTCTTTAATTTAAAAAATGAAAATCAGTTTGAAAGATATGTGAATTATTATAAGTGGATTGATAAAACAGTAGGCGTTTTTTTGAATCAGGTTGTACCAGCTGGCGTTCATTCAAACACGGGAATAGAAAACGTAGTTGAAAGTCATATTTTAGAGAGGAATAAAATTGACTATAAGCTTGCCTCTATAAAGCATTACGAACCAGAAGCCATTGAGGCCAGTTTGATAAATGGAAGAAAGTTTACTGAGACTGCAGAAGGCGGATGGACCACGCTTATAATCCCAGCCGACGCTGAGGAAGACCCACGCCAGGGCCCTGAAGGTCAAACATTGCTCCAGGTTTTTGAGACGTCCAAAAGTCAAAACTTTGATGGAAAAAATCACTTTCCTGATTAGAAATATAAGAAAAAGGATATTTAAAAGTGTCATTATATAGAACTCACATTTTAAGAATGATCGAAGTAGAAAACTCCGCTTCACTTATGAGCCCCTTTATGGAGCTACCTCAACGCGAAACTGTCTTCAGGATTGGCCAAGGCGGCGTCCCATCAAACTCCGGCCCGTCTACTGGCGCCGAACCGGTGCCGTCTAATTTCGGCGCGGGGTTTTATAATATCATCAACATACGATCCGGCCGCGAGGGATCCGGAACCCAAGGTGCCTCTACTGGCGCCGAGAATAGCCCTCACGGCAACTATGATAGAGACTATGAAATTGTCCAAACTGCGGGCAGACTTACCAATAATAGATCTCTCGTTGCGACTGCATCTTCTTTCGGCACAGGCGCCGAGACTTACTTTGATTCAGAATACTTGACTGGGACTGTTGACTTTGTCAGAAGAGACAGGCAAAAAAATAATCATATAATTGTTTCCACTTTTTATGGAATGCACGGACCAGAAACACATGGCATTTTTGCAACAGATAGAGATACAGAAGAATATAATCTTTACAATACAATGAATTATAGAAACTCTATGGTCAGAGGAATTTTAAACGAGTTATCTGCAGAGCACTCTAGGCAGTTTGGTCTTTCGGGCAGAATAAGATCAGGTGTTTACATACCGTCGTTCCACAAAGTTCATAGAAATCCTAAAAGATTAGCTGGCGCTGGCCAAGACCAGCCAATTTATGATAACCTATTTGTACAAAATCATATGCCTCAAAATGATTTTGGGTACTGTTGGATATCTAAATCTTCAAGTGATACCGTTTATCAATTTTTAGAAAAAAATGCTAATTACGGACACCAACACTCTTTTTCAATATCTGGCTCGCTAGAATCATCGGAAACACTATCTTTTATTACATCATCTTCTTTAAATTCAAAGCTGGATTTCTTATATTTAAATACTCATAATTCAAAAAGCCTTGATCTTCAATCGGGATTGATTACTAATTTTTCTAATTCTTTAAATTCTATATTATTAAATAATAACGGGCCCTATGGCTGGCCAAGTTGGAAGCAAATAAGAAATTCATATAATCCTTTGGTTAGAGCATATAGGAAAAACAATATTTTTACAACAGTTTTTAGAGATACTTCTCCAAATGTATTTGCGCTCCCTGGTACAAAGTGGGACTATAAGAATACTAAAGAGGACCACCGGCCGAAAACAAAACCTAGAACAATAAAACAATACAAAGAAGTGCCGGTTACAAATAGATACTATCCGCTAGTATTTACCATTCAGCCAACATCCGACACTGAAATATTAAATATTATGATGTCCCAGGGAAAACGAGTTAACTCGCAACAATATTCAAGCATGCTATGGAATATAGACTGGGCCGCAGCGTCAGAGGCTTTAAACTTTGAAATACCAGCGGTTCAAACAATAGTTCAGTCTTCAATACAAAATAATTTAACTTCATATTCAAATGAAGAGTTTAGAGATGAAAAGGGATATTTCGAAACTGATTTTCTAGATTCTAAAGATTTGCATGATTTAAATATGTTTATTAGAGAGGCGGTAAATAATCAATCGGGCCTAGACAATAGCTATCAGTTAAATTATACTGAGAAAATATATCCTTTAGAAGTAAATACGTATACTTCAGTTTCTAGAGACAGGGAAAGGTTTGTATTTTTTGGTTGGAACCCCGAAGCTTCACAGAGAACATTAAAAATGTCAGGAAATATTGAATATTCAAATTTTCTTTTTCCAAATATAAATATGTTTCCTGATATTGCAGCTGTAAAGGAGGAGAGCGAGTTTGACAAAAGCTATTATAATCGCTATGACTCTATAGATTTAAATAATTTTAATAATTCCGCTAGCTTTGATAAGCTAAATCACTTAACACAAAGTACCTGGGTTTTGGATTCTAGAGTGAACTTTGCTCAAAACCCAGTAAATATAACACAATCATTTTTCAACAATTCATCAAGTTTTATGGAAAGCAGATCACAAGGCACCCGAGGCGCAGGAATTTTACAAAATGATTTTAGTCTTTTTCCTCTTGGCATAAATGCTCTTCTAGGCGCACCACCAATAGCTCCGTTATATAGCAGAAGAGTTATTCAAAACTATAATTCTGACGCATATCTTGCTGGTGAGGCAAAGTGGGAAGCTGCCGACAATCATCCTGTAGGGCCATTTTACAAAGATTACGACACTTACTCTGAAGAAGTAAAACTAGTTGGCCAAGATTACTCTCTAGTACCAGAATTTAGAATAAGTAAATATGTAGACGATATACTTACCACTTTAGACGAAGATAAGATTACAGAAAACATGCAGGATTTTTTAGAGGTCACAGGAGCGCTATATCACACCTCTTCAGAGGATGTACAGATAGGTAGGCAATTTTTTAAAACTTATTCAAATAGCGAATTTTTAAAATATTTCAAACCCTTACAAAAAAATAATGCATTGAATAATTTTAATCTTGAGCCAACTTCACTAACCTTAAAATGCAAAGCTGTCAAGAGATTTTTACCATACCGTGGTTTCTACCCAGCAGAAAGAGTCGTCCAATTATCTGAAATTTTTAATAAAAACTATATGCCAGAAGGTTCTTTTGAAACAGAAGTTATATCAACTCAAAGTTTAATTTCCTCTTCAGCACAGGCAGACAGGGTGATTAGGGCTAGAATTGAAAACTCAAAGGCCATGGCCTTGAAGCCGCTCTTGGGCCCCGGGGTCTTAATGAATTCAATCAAATCAGGTGTTGCAGTTGATTATCCAATGTTTTCTTCTTCTGTATCCCAATCTTTGGAAGCTATAAAAAATAATACAACTGGCAGTAATCTAGATATGCTAAACACCCATGCAGTGTTTGGCACTGGTGGCTTGTGTTTTACGGGGTCAGTACTAAACTCCTCAGCTGATGCTGGTATTCCAAGAATAACCGGGTCTATTTCTAGAAGAATAACTTTTGAAGATATTTTAGATCCTAGTCGCCTATACAACGAAGTTATATATGACAATGAGCCGCATCCAAGTTCTAGTTTGCTTTACGGATCTTCTTTCCACTTTTCTGTGCTTGAGAGACCTGCTAGATTTGGAACCTTGGATGTAGATCAAACCCGAACAAATACCGGTGTTGAATTTAAGAATACCGAACTGCAGTTCAGCGATAAAATTGCACCATTCAGATCAGCTGTACAAAATTTTTGTTCGGAAACAGTTAATTTTTTCTTAAACGAAGGAAAATTAACAACGATTTTATCTAATCCTGTTTCACCCAGGCTATTAAACGGAAAACAGTACAAGATGTTTGTATATCTAGAAAATACAGGCATCTCTACATATGATAGACACTCATCTTTTGGTCCACCTGTCGATGCGGGAACAGTTCGCGTTCAGAGGTATGAGTTTGCAACAGCCTCAACGGGTGTACAGGCTAGTGGTTCGTTGAAGCTAACTGGCAGCTATTCAAATGCCAGTTCTCTGCACGGAGTTGACTTCACCTTAAAGGCAGTTAACTCGCTAGAGAGAACATATAAATTTTCTACGGGCTCATCCCCGGTAACTGGACAACTTGACTCTGGAAAATATATAATCAAAATTACAGGTATGAATACTTCTAATATTTTAAATGAAATAAATACTGCAATAACAGACGTGCACAGTGGGTCTATAAATGTAACGGTAGTCGCACCAAGTAGCAGCGTTACATTTACTCAGGCTGAAACTGGAAGTGTTGGCAATCACTCTATAAGCAAGTCAGGCGCGCAGGCTTCAAATGTATCTGTTTTAGGGTTCTTAGGAGGGCAGACCGGATCAATTACAACTTCCAAATTTCTATCATCAACAAATGTTAACGAGAATAGCTCTCATGGATATTTGCCATATGTGCCACCATTTTTGGATCCAAAAACTACCCCATATGCTGAAGTCTCATTCACTCCAAGTAATACAGATAACTTTAGCATAAAAGAGATTATCGAGGGTAGCACAATAACTTATTATAATATGAAAGCACCCAGTAACCCAAATACGAATACAAATTATATAAACTCAATGAATGTCGGAGCCAGCTTAAAATTAGATAAGTTTGTAAGATTAAAAGGTGACAATTTTAGTTTTGAAACGGTTGACGACCCTTCTGGAGCGACGGTCTCTGAATCTCCAATAGGAAATACTGACAAGTATCGGTGGGTCATACAGACTCGATGGGAAACCCCAGTTTTAAATTTTGAAAACGTATCCTCAAGTATTTTAGATATATCTAATAACTCAGTTGCAAAAGTTAATAATTCTCCATATAAGACGCGGTTTCAAGATAATTACTATATAGAAAGATCATCATCCTTGACGCCTTATCTTACTGGATCTAGGGGTATGTGGCACCAGAAAGGAGAATTACTTGATCATAACTCTAATAAAGGGTATATTCTAGGTATTGCTGGGCCCCATGTTGAAAACGAAGATGCTGAAATACAAAATTTGGCAGTTGCTTTAGGTTTTGCACCCAAAGAGTCACAAAGATCTAATAACGCACAAGAAATAAGGTATCGAAAAACTAAACTTGGAAAATTATCAAAAGACAAGAAAATTTGTGAAGCGGTCGTCGCGATACCGTATTATACTGATAATAAGGGAAAGATAATACTTTTTTCGGTTTCCAAAAGTATGCTGACAAAAGCAAAGTCTTTCAACAAAAGAAGAAAAGATCAATTCAGGATAAATTATAGAAATAAGCAGAACGACTATCAATCTTCGTTAAAGATGATACAGGAGTATGATGATTTTTACGGCGACACAGGCCGCTCTGCAGTGTCAAGTTTGGCGTACCAATTAAGAATGTTGGATAAGTATGTCTTACCCCCGCAATTTGACTTTGTAAGAAATGAAAATGTTGAAGCCCATGTGCAGTTTATTTTTCAATTTCAGGCTAACTTGAAAGAATCAGATCTTGCAGAGATGTGGCAAAATTTGTACCCCTCTAGTGGCCAAGGGGCTTCAGTTGCTCAGCATTCACGAGTCTTTAAAAATAGAGAAGATGAAAACAATAACAGAAAAGAATCAGAACTAGATACAGAGTATGTTACATGCAACATTAACATGCAAGATGCAATAAATAACCAATCGACATTTCAGAATCCAGAAATGTTTATGAAAGAAAAAGTCCGATGGCTAATATTTAAATCTAAATTTAGAGGGATGAGTAACTACAATAAGCTTGTAAACAAGTCAATCTCCTTGTTTGAAGAGGATATAATAAAAGAGGAGAAAGATCTTATTACAGATAACCTAGACCCAGGTTTTTTCTTTAACAACTATGGCTATAATTGGCCATATGATTATTTTTCAGTTGTAGAATTAGCAGAAGTTGAAGCAAAAATAGATTTTAATCCTAAAGGCCCGACACTAGAAGAACAAATTGAAATTGAAGAAGCCGTAGAAGATTTAATTTTAGAGTTTACGGGGGCAGCAACAGTCACAACTCAAGTCCCAGAAGCAGTTTCAGCAGACCCGAAGCAGACAGATTTTGTTGCCAAAAACTTTATAACGGCTGTAAACAGTGGATCAATTGACCAAATAACCTTAAGCAGAACCCTGAAGGAAGCAGGAACTTCACCACCATCTCCGGCAAACCAGATAACGATAGATTTGCCAGATGGTTTTGCAGTAATTCCTGGAACTGAATCTATTTTTGTAAACGGTGTACTTCAAGTCCAAGGCGCTGGCAGTGATTATGTTTTATCTACCAATACAATAAACTTTACTTACGATTTGCAGACTATAGATATAGTAAAAGCTAATTATATAATGAATAATTGATAAATTTTTTAGAAATGGTGTTTTAATATGGAATTTTTTGATAAAAAAGAAGAAGTAATAGATGTTAAATTAACAAGATATGGCAGGAACTTGCTATCTAAAGGCATGTTCCGCCCGCAATATTATATGTTTTTTGACGATGACATACTATACAATTCACAAAAAGCTGGGTTCACAGAATCACAAAACTCTACAGAAGTAAGAATTTTAGAAGAAACTCCAAAGCTTAAAACACAATATACAGTTTTGCCAATAGAAGAGCCATTTGAATCACCCGTGCCAGACGCTGCAAGAGAGTCTGTAACAGCAGCGATGATGTCGGATACACCAACGCCGCATTTTTCTGAGATGAACTTTGAAGACCTTGTTAACCCGGGGCAGTATAACTTAATTAGCGAAGAACAGCGCCAAGAGCAGATGTTTAATCAGTTCCAGAGAGGCGGCGGAAGCATGATGTCTTCGCTCGAAAGAGTTGAAGCGCAAAGAGCAGCCATGGAAGACCTGCGAGAGCGACTGCGCTCCGCTGGTTATTCGCCCGGAGGAGAGCCGTATGGCGAACGTCGCACTCGTGAAAATCAAGACCGCGCACGCCGCGAATGGGAGGAGGAATATGGCTATTTGTTTGAGGAACAAAATAACCAATCCTCTCAAATGCAACAATTCTTGATTGCAAACACCGGTAGAGACGATGTAGCCGCGGAAGATGTTGTTGCCGATAACATGACTGAGGATACGAGACAAAGACTCGACCAATTGGCCTCCCTAGCCTCCGGCGCCGGGGGCATGGCTCGAATGGACCCGCGCCGCGACACGGAAACGGAAACAGCCAGTCCACTGCAAAGCGCATTTTTAGGTAGAGGCATGGATATTACCTCTGAAACCATGAAGCAAACCTCTACCGGGCTCCCTGGGGGCATGGATCTTGCGGAACCGCTAGACGGCGAAAGGATGGTCGGTTTTCTTTTGGGAGGCGCTGGAATAAGTATTCTTGAGCGAACATCCCGTGCCCGCGGCGCTGTACCAACAGGCGCCGGCGCTAGTTACAATCTGCAAGAAAGGGCCTTGCTGTATCCACTATACAATCAAGAAATACAAAGCAAAACAGCACCCGCCTTCGATGTTTTTAGTTTGGACACTAACTTCTCAGGTTCTGTAACTTATCAACATTTTACTAGTTCTGGGATATTAAAAAATGTACCTCAATTAACAATGTCGCCGCAATATGAAATAATAAAGGACTCTTCCGCCTTGAGACCACCTACTACGATAACTTCTGAAACTCATTTCGATTTAACCGGAGACGAAATTATTTTTGCAGATAACTCAAAATTGACTTTGAGGAAAGAGGAAATTATATTAGACATAGAAGAAATTAGTACTTTTGTGGGCAGTGATAACTTTACATTAGAGGTGTTTGAAATGAAAAAAACAGCCTCAGGTAAAGACATTCTAGAAAAACTAGAAGATATAAATTCTATTAGACATTTTTTTCACATAAAAGCCGATGAATCAATTAATTTTTCGGGAGTTCAACATTTATCTAAAAAACAAAGAAATGACAAAAAGAGGTTTGATTTATAATGGTAGAACTTAGGAATTTAGACTTTCCAATACTGGAAACCAAAAAAATAACACTTTCAAAAGACAAAAATGATGAAGAAATCCTAAGGGTTGAAATTGATTACGCCTTAAGATCGAGATCCCCCCTCACTAGTTCAGGACTTAAAACTAGTCTTAGTTCTTTATATGTTTACTTTTTGGTTCTTGATAATATAGAGTTTGAGAAACTTTATTCATCTTTATCTTCACCTCAGCGCAAAATAGCTATTCAAAATATACTTAATCACAGTTATGGCAATATTCTTTTTAAGCATAGCAATTTAATTAGAGTTTCTTTAGCTGACGTCTTGAACACCTCATCATCACCAACTTTGAGAGGCAGGGGAGAGCTTGGTACTGGTGCATTTAGTAGTATCGCCCCCAGCCCATCTAATACAAGAGAAATGATGTCAAAAATCACAATAAAATACTCCAACCGCGCGCTCTTCTCCACCGCCGGGTCCCCATTCCGACCAGGCACCGCGACAGGCTCGACACACTCTAGATCCGTTGGCGGCTTACATCTTCTGTGCTTTTTAGACTCTTCAGAAAATAACTCTAGTAGATCGGCAAGTACGGACTTAACTTATGATCACTTGCTTGAATACAATAGCCAGACAAGAAGATTAGCAATTCCCAAAACAAGAAAATCATTTTTTATAAACGATCCCGAATATCCTGAAGTGCTTGGTCAGGCTTATCAGGGACCTGTGCATTACCACAGTACCCTAAATCCTGGCGCCAACGGTTATGTTGGCTGGATGGCCGGATCCAATAAACCAGGGCACCCAATGGGCCCTCACTTGTCTGTAAAGGAAATAACCAACTATAAAGTTCATTCTGACTCGTTTGTAGATATGGCACCAGAACTACAGATTCCGATTGTTTCTTTAAACTCAACTTCTGATACTGGTAGAAAACTTATAAGTTTTTCAAATGTAGCCAACGGTGGCTCTGGCACTGGAGGCGCAACAACCGGACAAAGACCGGCAGGTCCCGGCGCCACAACTTCCTTGAGAGAAAGAAACGAGCTTTCAAATTCCATTCACGCCGGCTCGAAAAAAAATGAAACATTTGTAACAAAAGAGACAAAGCGCACCGCGCACTATAGGTCGATTTCTGCAACAAACAATGGGCACATTGATTCAAATTATTGTGGATCTGTTATCGGGATTAATGTTTTAAAATTATTAAAAAACAATTCAATGCTTGGGACTTTTATAAACTTGCACTTGAAAAAGAAAAATTCAGCAATAGTGAGAGAAATATTAAAATTTTTTGAAATTAAATATTTTTGTGTAAAGAGAGATAAAATAGAAGAAGATTATAAAAATGTAAATACAAGGAGCACAAGGGTAGAAACAACCGATAAAGAAAAGTCCATAGACCTAATAACATCCAGAGATATTAATCCTGGAAAATTAGGGTCAGCACTCAATTCCAGGGCGAGTATTGAGCAGATAGACTTGGCTTTTTTTGATGGTACACTTCCACCTCCAAATATTAAAAACTACCTTCTAAAAGATTATGATCTTTTTCATAATTATGACCATGGAAAATACACTTATTCTGTGGAGGTGCATTTTACAGACGCACCTATAAAATATGTACAGAATTTAGAAGCTGTTTTGAGTGTTGCAGTCTCATTTTTTTCTCAATATGTTTCCGTTGCAGAGGCGCCGGCGGTATATGATAGTACAGGGCAACATCTGTACGGTGCCTATGATCCTGTAAAAAAGCGGCAAGTAAAGGCTTTTGCCAACGACGTTCGGCTCAACAAATATGTTAGCCTAGCGATTAAAGCATATTCCGAGTCGTATACGTTTTTCTCAGGAAGGCGAAAAAATTTAAATCAGTTGGCTAAGCAAATAATGACTTTTAATTATAATCAAAAAACCGCGAAAGACTTTTTAAGAAATTTGATTAAGATGCAAAAACATACAATAAAATTTTTAAAAAAATTTTCAAGTTATAGTAAGACAGATCAAGTAAATGGTAAAAGTGTACATGTTGAAAGTAAAACTGGTTCCATGGGCTCAGATCTTCTTCAATCATCTTCTAACACCAATATCGTACACGATGTTTCAAATCTAAACGAAGTTTTAATAGACAATGTCCCACCTACTGGACTGAGCGAAGAGTTTCCTTCTAAAACAAACTTTTTGAGAGGATTGCAACTACATCGCCCCACGGCCGGCGCAAACAAAATTTTAGAATATGTACCAGGTAGATATGTTAATATCTCAAAAAGCAGATACGAGGTAGACCACAATACAACAAGTGTCTCAAACTCGATATCAAGCCCAAGTTCAATAATAAGTTTAAAAAGAGTGTCCCGTCGTCCTGGCGTAAAGGTGTTTATTAGTGGCAGAAACTCAACGTTTCTTCAAAAATCTAGATATGATAGGTTATCTTCTGACCAGAAGTTTGTTTTTGATACAAAATTAGCGGTTTTAAAATCTAACCGAGGCTCTAATTCGGATTTAAAATCAAAGCCAAACGAATTTTTTCCAGGTTTTTTACAAACAAATAATTCTGCTTTATCAATTTCTGCTTCTGGTTTTGCTAAATTCAAAAATTCTAAAGATGAAGATAAAATTTTTGAAAAAGTATTGGGCAGAATTATCCCTGATATGTCTAGTGAAATGCAAACAAACATACTAACTTCTGCTTTTAATGCTAAAGACTTTAAAGAGTTTGAAAAATCAATTAATGATACCTATAAGGAACAGATTTCTCTTAGGAAAACGCTTGGTGTTTTTTATCAAAATTTCCATAGATACTTAAGCTTTAATAGATTGCTAAATAAGCAGAGAATTAACAAATTAGATTACAGACAAATATTTAATAGGGGAGAGGCCAGAGCAACATTACAAACAAATGAGACAATGACAAATCAAGATATATTTGAAACAGAAAAATTTAGAATAGTGTGCGTCACTCCAGGATTGGGAAATGCTTACATAGATGATACCGGATTTAGGCAGATGATGCAAGCAAATACAAGCAGAAATACTTCTAGGTTTACCCTATTTAAGCTAGAGTCTGATGACGAAAACAAGTCACCTTCTATCAATAACGGTGTCATAGTGAGGATATAAGATATGCCATTTAATTCGCGTGCCCTGAGTCAAATTGCCCAAACAGTATCCACAACAGTCACACCAGCAGTCACACCAGCTCTAGCTCTACCTGGCCGACAGCAAGCTGCTAGCAGAACTACAGGCAATACCAATATGGTTGCGCAAGTCGCTGCAGCTGTCGCGCAGATGCCAGCACAAAATGCAAATGCCAATAGTATGGTAATACAACCTCAGTCTGTTCCAAAAGCTAATACGTCTCCCTTGTCCACCTCGGCGAATTTAAACTTCGCGGGCCTAGGCCTGCCATTTGCTGGCCAGACTCCTACCACAACCGACGACAGTGAAACTGAAACTTCCGAACGCGTCAATGCCAGCGGCATGGCGGCTATCGCAGGTATCGCAGCTGCAGTCGGCACCCCGGAGCCGGATGTGGGTATTGTTGTGCAACCTCAACAAGCAGACACTTCCACCATCAGGCAGGTGGCAAACGCCGTTATACCACCTGCAGATAACAATCAATTTCAAATCCTTGTTGATGCCCAGCAGGATGAAGCTTCCAGTGGAAACAACGACGGCATAGCTGCGGTTCGCAATGCCGCCATTGGCCAACTCGGTCCGGACATGTCCGCCTTTGAGGTGCTGCCGGAGATGCCTGGCACCGCAGCCGAAAGCGCCGACGATGTAGCTCAACAATCTCAAAACGCCTCTTCTATCCTCGGTGCGGTTATTCCACCAGACTTCAGCACCCTCCAGGCTGCAGCTGCCGCGGCAGCGGTGGTCGAAGAAGCTGAAGCTGCTGACCCGCTGCTGGATCCCGATATCCTACTCAGAGTCAACCGGCCAGACACCTTGGTTCTTCCTGATGAGGAAGAGCAAGGAGATGGTGAACAGATCCAGTTCAACCAAGGTATGAACCAAATAAGTTTTCAAGGTTTCGACGCAGCGGTCGATGCTGATGAAGCCTTCAAGGCCCAAGATGGTGCTGACCAGCTGCTGAATCCCGATGCTTTACTACTCAATTTCGGCTCCGGTGAAGGAGAAGCCGATACCGGCGCCGGCAGCCCCGATGACCCTTTTTACGGAAGTCAATGGAGGGGCGGGACTTTGGAAGATCTTCCAGTGCTGGACGTCGGCGGTGGCGAAGGCACGGCAACTGGCGGAGATAAGGCGGCCATTACATCAGGCACTGGCTATGCCGCCACAGGCACTAACACAGCTGCTACCGGTGTTGATTGGGCTGATGGCGACGGCCAAGTATCAACAGGTGCTACGGGTGCAACTGGCGCCACCGGCGCGCAAAATGCTGCAACATATCGTGCAGGCTTTTCAGATAGTTTTTGTGATGATAGAGACCCATCAGAACAATATGTTTCAAACGCCGGTGCTTCAGCGCCATCAACTGGGCTATTAGGCGTGAACACAGCGCCACTACCATCTGATTTTATATTTGAAAGGACTTCAATAATTCCAAGATTGCGCCGCCAAGGCCCTGGTGGCACGGGCGCAACTGGCGCAACCGGCGCTGGCTCTGGAGGATTTGCCGCTTCTTTTGGAAGAAAAAATTATATGATCCCACAGCAAAATTATTATAATGATTTTATAGGCCCAAATTTTGATTTTATAGCAAGACTTAAAGAAGAGGCACAGGTGCAAAATTATAACTTTTCTTCAGAAGCTTCAAATTTAGTCGACGACCTCAGATATGTAGTTGGTGGGGTTTTCGACCATCTTGCGACAAGGGACGGAAAGCCAGAAGTTACACGTCAGCATATGCAAAAGGTCACCGGAGCTTCAACGGGGGCGACCGGAGCAACCGGAGCAACCGGTTCAGAGCCAGAAGATCCTTCGAGAGGCATTCACGATCAAGCCGCACGGCGAGGCATGTCGTTGGTTATTCAGGGTGCGGCGGAAAGCGCGCCTAGGATTACCGACACATCAGATATTGATGAAGCGTTCTCTGGAGACCAAGGAGAGTATAGAACCACTGTAGTTTTAAATGCAGATCGTCTTGCCAGTTCAAAAATAAGACTGCCCCCCGCATCCTCTCTTTCAAGCAGGCACAGTGTAGTTTACGGCTTGAATGTTGAGGAAGCAATTAGCAACGTTCCAGAATATATTGCTTACCATATAGGGGAAAACAGATTTAAGTTTGACCACACCTTTGTAGCACCAGTAGGGTATACAGGATATATGGCTAGTTTAATGAATAATGATATAGCAGAGGCACAAGTTAGATCTAACTTGGTTAGTCTTGCAACATATAATATTAGGCCCGAAAGCCAAACTCTTGCAGGCTTGCAAAATGGTGAAATTAGCAAAAAAAGTGTTTATAGACAATATGTTACAGATTACGGGATAGGAGATATTCGTCCCCAGGCGTTTCGATTGTCAAATGCTAATGGCGATCCTGATGCCTGTGTCCAAGATATAATACAAAAATTTCCTGCAAGAAAAGTTGTGGAAATGGACGAGATAAACAAAGATATACGTAATGCGATAGAGCACCCTAATATGTTGTCGGATCAGGTTGAGAATCTCGGTGATGATTCGCCCGTGGCTCCGACGCCGATGATGAATAGGTGGGTGCATGCAAATGTTAATGTTCTTAACCAAATAAAGTTTAAAATGTCCCACAGTTCTTTGATCGCAGATGTGTTTTCCAAGCACTCCATGGACTTTCTTCTTTTTGAAATGATTGACCAGCTGACCCCTGCTAATTCTACACATTATACACAAATTTTAGATAACTCCTTAAACAACCCAGAATTAAATTCCTATACCCTCAGTGCCCAAGCAGACCTTGCAGCTGTAAACTTGCGTCCAAATGAATATCAGTGCCCGATTCAAACAATGAGAAAAATGATAGAAAACATTCCTTACTTGAACCAACCTCAATATAATTTTGATATTGATACGAATAGTTATCCTCTGGGATTTGAACACTATGTAGAATATGCAGCTGCAGATCTTTTAGGAACTCAAGGCGCCACCACCCCGGGAGAAGTCTTAAGGGCCAAATTTTATGATTTATTTAACAACCACAGCATTGATGCACTTGATGGCAGCGTCACGCTTGGGGGTTTTAAACAAAATTTGGGGACTGTCATTTTGTACGACCCCGCGTTCACCCCAGAGAATATATTCAGAAAATCATATGAAATATTTAACGGAACACCTTGCGTCTCAGAGGTCCTTGCATATAGGGTGGAGAAAATTGATACAGCCAGCGGAATAAAGTTGCAAGATTTTTACTTTATGAACACCTCTAAAATAGATGAATTTACATTTTACGATTCTCAGGTTATATCTGGTAAAAGTTACACTTATAGGATATACACTATAAATATAGTCTTCGGCGCAAAATATTATTATAATTATGCGAACGCCAAAAGGTACGTATACGATGATAAATTTCGCCCGGGAGAATATCTCACCACGATTAATTTCAATGGTGAGGCTATTATTCGGTCAATCGGCGCGCAATCTGGTGCTGCTACCGGTGCAACCGGCGCAGATGTGAGTGATATGTCCGAACCAGAGAAAAAGATTCGCAGGTGGGATTTAGACGAAAAAGTTACAATTGCGTTTGATATGGTTGTAACTCCAGAGATGAGAATTATAGAAGCTCCGTATTATGAAGAGACTATAGTCACTTCAACTAATACGAGACCACCAATATACCCGACTGCCATGGCTACTAGGTCCAGAAGATATACTGATTCTTTTCCGGAGCCAGTTTATTTTCAAATGAGTCCATCTAGCGGAGATTTTAATGCCGTTCCTATTCCAATTTTAGAAAAAGATATAGAAATGATAAACGATACGGCAAGAAAGCAGCTTTCCTCAGATGCAGTCGAAGGAAATTCTGTTTTCCAAGGAGAATTAAATTTTTCTTCTTTTGAACGCCCATCATTATATCAAATGATATATATTATCCCAGAAGATCAAGATTATATGCCTTATAGTTATAATAATTTTTCAGTAGGCTCTGTTGTAGAGGTGGACGCAAATTCCCCTCTTTTCGATGTTAATTTACCAGTAAATACTTGTGTGTATATAATTTTTAGAGCAATTAATTCTGGGGGAATATCAAACCCAAGTCCAGTGTATAAGTTTGTCCACAGTAATTATGGTGATGGATCTCACATATTTTTTGATATTGTTTCTTTATCACAAAGAAGAGTTGACGATTTAATTGCTTATGATAAATTTATACACATAGGCCTAGCAAGAGAACATACAAGATTCAATCTTGGCGCTCCCACAGGCGCCTCAGTCACCGCCGCAAGAGCGACTTTGAGCCGGGGGATGAACATTATTGCCAGAGCGGCCGGATCCGGAACAGGAGCCACTGGCACTGAAAACGGCAATAACATTGATTTAACGACTGCACCAGGCGATATGCAAAATGTAAACCTTGGCCCTGCGAGTAATCGTATCTGGGGGCGACGTTTTAAATTTAGAATAAGATCTTTATCTTCTGGCAATGCTTTTGATATTAACACTACTTTCAACTACCGGAAATCTGTAATTGGTGCACCAGATGAGATAGACAACTATAATTTAGAGTGTGCTGACAACCTTAGTTTGGATAGGCTAGGACGTCGAGTCCAAAACGCTCAACGATCTGATGAGCTTTTGGCCATGGGCGAGAGAGGCTGTCACGGAGATGGAATTACGACCAGACCAGATATCGTCATAAATAACGAAGAAGATTCAAGTGACCTTGTATTTGACCTTTCAGTGGTTGCTGGCCAGAGTGCTTTCGGGTCCGAGACTATGACTCTCAGTAGTGACGAGACCGTCGATTTCGTACCCATGACCCCTTTTGCTGGGACACTTCCATTTATCTCAGACGCCGCTGTCGACGACGCGGTGCAAAATCAATTAAACAGAGTTCTCCCTGGGCAAGTCATCATCGATGTGAGAGGTTCCCTCGCCCAAGTAGATCCCGAGGGTTTGATGATCGGCAGCAGTACTCTAGACCCCCAAGAGGCACAACAGGGACAATCCACCGAGCCCACTGTAGAGGCAGTCGCCCAATTCATAAATTTACAACGACAGTCCGGCGCCATACGACCCGCCTCAAGCACAACTTTGACACTGCCGGGGCAACAAGCGAGCACGAGCAATAGTAGCCAAACGCAACCCGTCGGCGTCGTAATGCCAAGCGCAAACACACTGCAGCAGCTAGCTGCTGTTGCTGGGATACCCACCACCACCACGACGACTTCTCGAAGCGCAACATCGATGCTTATTCCGCGCCGGACGACAGGAAGGACAGGCTACTAAAATTTATTTAAATAAAATATAAATAAATTTAATTTTTGTGATATGATAAAACTATGTTAGTACCAGTTAAGGCAAAAAATTTTTACTATAAAGTGGGTAACATTCAAACAACGGTGCCCTGGTTTAGACCAGACCCCCAATATCTGAATTCTTGGAAAGAAGAGTTTTTCAGTCACAATGAAGTCACTCAGTTCAGATATTTTCTTCATGGATCTTCCCTCCAGAATGCAAGATGTTTTGATATAGATCTCATGATGGCTAATAAATACAGCAACCCAAAACAATTAGAAAGAGTCATGGAGATTGCACTCACTGCCGGCTTCAAAAACAGGCAATATATAGATTTACATTGGGTTAGTCCCCCCGCCGATAGAATACTTGAAAAAAGCCCATGTAACCACTTTGAGATAGCCTGCAACAGTTATCTGCAAAATGGTTACTGTACTCTAAAATCTTGTGTCGACACCCATGCTATAGATAACATGGTTAAATACGGTAGAACAATTGTAAGAGGCAATAAAATTGTATTTAGCCATTTAAACGATAAATGGCATGACGCATCTAAAGATGCTATATTTGGAGGTACAGAATTGCTATATAAAAAATGCACCGTCATCGTACCCAGGATAATTAAAAAAATGCAAAATAATTTTTATAAAAATCCAATAGTTGAAATAACTAAAGACACAAATTTTATGGAAATAATACAGTGGGCATAAATTACTTTCATTACTGTAAGGGCCCTTGCGAAACTTCTATACCATGGCTCGCCCCTGATCCTATAAATTTGAACAACTGGAAAGAAGATTTATATTCAGAAATTGATGATTTTGGTAGCTATAAATTATGGCTCATGGGCGGCGCCATCGAAAGCCGTCAATCTTGGGATGTAGACATTCAAATTTCAGGGCCACTCAATGATAAAGATTTATTAGAAAATATAATGATAACGGCAACTAATTTAGGGTTTAAGAATAGAACTCTTATAGACTGCTTATACACAGATTTGCCAGAAGAGTACTTATCGATGGGTAATCTCTGTAAGGGTATGCAGATTGCTTGCGAAGAAACAGTTAGAACAGGGCAATGTACTGGAATGAACTGTGATAAAAATATAACCAAAGTTAAAAATACAATGGTAACTATATGCCGGGAAATATATAAAAATGGAGAAGAAATTTCTTGCTATAGAAGAGCAAAGCAGATACATAATAATTTATGGGCGACAGAAAATGTACCACACCCATGTCAATATTACAAGTGCGTGGAAAGGTACAGGAAACATAAAACTAATTTAACTTATCCGATTTTAATAAATCGAGATATTGATTTTAAAAATTATTTATCTTGGGCGTAATATAAATACAAGATAAAATACAAGTAAATAACTATTTATTAGTGATTTTGATTTGAAAGGAGCAAATTAATGGCGTTTTTAGATAATTCAGGAGACATCCTGTTGGATGCAGTTTTAACTGACTTGGGAAGAAAAAGATTAGCAGAGGGGGTTTTCAATGTAACTCAGTTTGCTCTTGGTGATGAAGAAATAAATTATGGCCTATACAACACTAGTGATACCCGCGGGTCTCTGTTTTATGACTTGGAGATAATGCAGACACCTATTCTTGAAGCATTTACAAGTAACGAGTCCCTTATGAAAACAAGGCTTCTTACTTTCTCAAGAACAGATCTGCTGTACATGCCAATCTTAAAGATTAACGACAAAGTAGAAGAAGTCAAGCCATCATCAAGTAATAATGGATTTTTGCTTTTGGCAGACCGAGACACCGTAAAAGCGAATCCAACAGCAACCGCCCGGGCAGAAGCTGGATTTATTCCTGGAATGTTTAGGGCAGAAGACAACGCGCGATTTAGCACAAAATGTATAAATGTTGATCAAGGTATAGATAGCACTGAAGATGGAAGAACTGTTTTACATGAAATGGATAGATCTCTATACGAGACAGCCTATTTGATCAAAGTAGATAATCGTCTCTTAAAGCTACAGTTACCCCGCGGCCTAAAAAATTACAACTCTTTTAGTCCAATTTTATCTGAACAGTACCTTGACGATGATTACGTGGCAACATACTACATTGTTACTGGGCTGCCCGGATCTCCGATAGTGGAGCCTAGGAATGGCGCCTTTAGATCAAGAAACCTAATAAACGACAACGCAACAGAAAACACGACAGAGATAGAAGAAAACGAAATGTTTCAGGGGCCCCTAGGAAGAGTTTTACAATTTGTCCCAAGAGTTACAGATGAGGTTCAATTTTCTAATTCGTTTTTTACAAAATTGGGCTCAACCGGATCCAACCTAACATATCGAGGACAAACAATTTCAAGCTACAAGTTCATTGATACGAGTATCAGTGTTCAGGGTATGACTACCGGATATTCAATTGATATCCCAATTAGAATTATAAAAAAGAGTTAATTTTTAGTTAAAGACCAGGAGAAAAAAATGAGTCAAATTTCTTATAAATCGCTAACACAAGATGACATAGACATTTCAAGAACCATATTGCATGAATCAGTGCCAATTACTGGAACTTTATTGTCAGGAACATACGCTACATCGTCTACATCAGGAAGAGAATTAAATATTAAAACATACACGCACGGTATGTTTCAATCTATTTACGACTACCCTCACTTATCTTCCTCTTCAAACCATTTGCTGGATGTCACAGTGGGCCTTTCGACTACACCCACCGCGTCACTTTCCGCATCCAACGTAAACCAGGTTTCAAAAAAAGTGAACATCTATAACCAAATGGCTCAAGTGCTAGCTGGATACACAACTGCTAGCACTATCAGAAGATTTGACAATGACGGAAACTTGACTGATGGAGTTGGAAAAATAGATAATGCAATATTTTTAAATTTTTCTAGGCTATTAACAAAAGATGAAATTAAAAAGGGATCTTTCTCCATGGTCATCGGCGCTGGCAGCGCGTATGCTAGCCCGTATGGGTCAACAATAACAGTCTCAGACTCTACTGCAACAACAAATTTCAGAACAAACTCTCCGGCTGGTGAGTATGGCTTTCTAAAGAATACAGCTGCAGCAGCATCTGTAAATATTGTTTTCACAGGTGCACCGAGTACTGGTAACGCAATAACAATTCGTGCAATTAAAGAAGATGCAACATTCGCATCCGCGTCCTTTTCAGCGCATGGCTCAAACAACACTGGTCTAAACTTTGACAAAAGCGGCACCACAGCTGCTACAGTTGCAAATTTAAAAGCTGCAATCGAGCGAAATACTGATATCAAAGATCTTGTCACAGTCAGCGCTGTGCAGTCAGGTACAACAATAACGGTGACACAGGTAAACAAAGGTGCTGGAGGCAACACTACGGTTACGAGCAACTTGGCCAACGTTTCAGTTGGCGGAGCGACAGCAGGACAAAGTGGCGTTTTTATCGGTGGAGTTTCTAATATCACAACAGGCTTGATCTATTACCAAGCTGGTATTGCCGTTCTCACTTCCTCTGTTTTCGGAGACTCTACTCAAATAATGAACAATGCGTCATCATCTCACGATGATGTTCTGACAAATGCTACTATCGATGACTTTGCAGACGGTCTTCGGAGAAGAGTGCAAAATGTAACTTTTAACAACACAACAGAATTAAATTCATCGATTTATTTTTGCAGGCTAAAAGCAAATGAATTTAATTATAGTTCAAATCCAACTTATTTGTCAGAAAGTAAAATTGTGGTGAAGACAAATCCTGGAGTTGTGAATGAATACTTGACTCCTCCAATTTCATATGTGACAACTGTTGGTCTATATTCTGCTAACAATGAATTGCTAGCAGTTTCAAAATTGTCTGAACCTTTAAAGAAGACCCCAACGAATGAACTGACACTGAGGGTCAGACTGGATTACTGAAAATGGGTTTCAAAAAATTTGATTCTAAAGATTTGATTTACAATCAAATTATAACAAACCCTAAATTTAAATTTTTAATCCACACCGGTAGTGTATACTTACAAAACGAAAAATCTAAAGACGGAGATTTTTCTAATAAAATAAAGCATGTATCCCAAGGTCATGTAAATTTGCATGAGCTTAATATTAATAGACCAAGTGACAAGATAATATTTCCTTTTGTCCATAAGTCTAGTGAGCGCTTGGCGTTTAACGGCAGCTCTATAACTTCAATTAGTGATTTTGATAATACTGAAATTTCTGAACTTGGGGACCAGATAGCGGGTTCTTACCCCATGTCTGCTTCTGTAAGCAGGATTTTCATTCCAGCCGGATTTGAAATAAACGAATACGACGCTACTGGCCAAATCGCAAATCAAGCCCATGCTAACAAAAAATATATAAGATCTTTAAGAAATGTGATAGAAACCCAAGCACATATAGGATATAATAATAAATACAATTCTCTGGGTACAGAGAAGGTCAATATGGTCTGCGTTCCAGGAATTTTTTATGGCTCAAAAATAAATAGAGGCAGCGTAAAATTAAGCACTTATGTAACCGGTACTCTTGTAGCCACTGCTACCGATCAATATCAAGACGGCCGCTTGATAGAAACTTATAATATAACAAACGTATCAACAGTAACTGAAGAGACCAGTCAAGAGGTGGAAGTTTTAGATTCAGTAGATTTTACCAACGCTACTGGATCTGTTTCCTCGTCAGGTTCGCCCACGCAATATCGATATGATAATATAATTTTTGCCTCACAATCTGCAGTGACAAGTTTTTCAGATAGATTATTTACGCATCCGAAACTCGGCCGCGCCGATGGAAATAATACGCTTCGAGAAGGTACTTTTGGCGGCGCCGCAGTGGTTAGCGGCAATATCATGGCTATAACACACAAGGGAAATCTTACCAACACCCCCCAAGATCTTTATAGGGGTAATCAAGGCATATTCTTTTTTAAAAGTGGTTCTTCTGGTTGGCAATTTTCAAATTCCATATTTCCCGACGCATCTATCTACCCCAAAACTCGACGAAGTGATAGTGAAGTTTCTAGCTATATGGTCGGCAAGTCTTTTGACTTTGAAGGCGACCTTGCGGTTCTCGGCGGCTTAGTTGATGGAGGCATGGGCGGAGAACATGATAATGATAAACTTTATATATATAGAACCGGAGCAGCTGGCTGGAACCTCGAAGCAACGCTGACAACAGCTTCTTTCGTGCCGGCTCAATGGCAATACGACGGTGATAATCCAATGAACAACTATTATCAACGCGACAATACACATGGCATCTTTAGTAGTTGTAAAATTTATAACAATAGGATTGTTGTGGGTGGTTTTGATTTTGTAAAACGCCGCGTAGGCGGTGGAGATTCGTTTGCCGGAGTAGCCACATTTACCAGTTCTTCTGATGCCGGCTGGGCTTTTGAACAATTTTTAACCTCCAGTCACACTCACAGCGCCAATACAAACGTTGATGACGATCACCGCAAAGGAATCGGCACCAATGGCGCCGGCGGAAACCAAAACCTTGATATGCATGGCAATCGCATCATCGCTGGCGGCAGAGGTGGATATGACAATATCGTAAACATTGTTGACAATGGCAGAATTAGTGTGTGGCAATCTGGAAGTGAAGGTTGGGAAGAAGAGACTCAGATAGATTTATTTAGTGCAGGGTTGACCTCTTCAGTTCCTTTTGGAGAAGGCGCAAATGAGTATCATATCTCGAATCTTGACAATGGCTCAGGTCAGTGGTACGCGGGCACGCAAGAGTTCAAAATGTATACATTTTTTGGCTACTGGTCATGTGCAATTAGCGGTAGTTATATCGCAGCTTCAGCACTTGGCTATGGAAGTCCCAATAACAGATCATTTGTAAAAAATAGAATTTTTATGTTTAGAAGCTCATCTGAATCAGGCTGGGACTTAGAAGCCAGTCTTAGATCCCCAAATCCATTTACTGGTGGTACCGGCTCTCGTGGGACTACTAGTTATAAAGACAGTTTTGGATATAATTTAGCTTTCAACAACTCAGTCCCAGGTATGTTGGTTACGCGCGCACTCGATTACTCGCCCACTGCCAAGGATCCTTACGATCCACATGGCCGCGTCCATATTTACAAATCCTCCTCGGCATCTGGATGGGCTCTTGCCCAAAATATTGATAACCCTTACCTTGGAACACCAGTAACTTCTAGAAATTTTTATAAAAAGTATGGCGAGCACCCCAACCCTCACGGTTCTCTTAGGCAAACAGATTCAATTGGATTTGACGGTACAAATATAGTTGTGCCCTTTAGCCAAATTATAGAGTCTGAAAATGATACTGGAACTACAGTAGAGCAATATCGATTCGGTGCGGTCCAGGTACTTCAAGGATCAGCATCCTACAGAACAGAAACGCAAACAACAGAGTCTACAAAAACAGTACATGTAGGCGACAATAAGCAAGTTGGTTTGGCAATTTATAACCAAGGTATTTTTATTTTAACATCATCAGCCGGATTCGCAACGGGCAGCTTAGAGAAATATGAGTCTACTCTATTAACGACAAGCTCAGCTTGGGCAAACTTTGGTACAGGACTCCGGCAAGTTGGGGAACAGTTAAATCACGGCACCTGCCCAAATACTTCTTATACTATAGATTTTGAGGGCGTGAATAAAGTTCCAACACTAACTATGTATGCTTATTCTGAGATAGGAGAAAACAACTACTCTCACAACCCAACCTTTTTGACAGAATCCCGTATATCAAACACAAACTATAGTAAGGATTCATTTTTACAAAACTCAATAGAAATAAAGAGCGTAAATAAATCAGAATACAGTGATTTTACCGAAGATCATAAAAATACGACTTACATTTCTAAGATTGGAATATATGACAAGTATAAAAATTTAATCGCCATTGCCTCTCTTGCAAATCCTGTCAAAAAGACTGAAAAGAGAGATTTTATGTTTAAAATAGGAATTGATTTTTAGCAAATGATAAATTTTAATAAAAAAAAAATAAGTTTTTAGCTAAAAAAATAACAACCTTAAGAGAAGAGCTAATTTCTGCAAAAGAAATATTGCAATCGGCCTCAACACAAATAAACGAATTATATAAACAGCAAAAAATACAAGATACTAAACAAGTAGATCAAGAAAGCTCAGGCCTGGCCTCTCCGAATGATGCGGCCACACTAAGACATCCTGATGTGCCTAAAAGTCACGATAAGGTAGGCACTGCTGAGGGGAGAAAACTTTTTAAGAAAATAGCAACCAAAATCCATCCAGATAAGCTTCATCACAAACAGGATGATCACCAAAAACAAAAAGAATTAGAAATGTATTCTGCCGCCTCTAGTGCATTAGAAAATAATGATTTGGTAATATTGTTCGAAATTGCAAATGATCTGGGCTTAAAATTTGAAATGACAGAAGATGTAATTAAACAAACAGAAGAAAAAATAAAAAATATAAAAAAAGAAATAGAAGATATCGAAAAAACATTTGCATGGAAATGGTTTTTCAGCGATAATGAATTAACAAGACAAAGAATTTTAAATAAATTGTTTAGGATATTAGATGAACAAAAAAAATGAGATAGTATTAGGCTTAGATATATCAACATCAATTACAGGCGCGACACTAATGAGTAACGGGGAAATAATTGAAACCTTATACTGGGATACCAGGAACAAAAGATTATTTCCATCACTTTATGAAAAAGCAGCCTTTATAAGAAGAAATTTTATATATTTGGAAGAAAAATATAAAATTGATTCAATCTTTATAGAACAATCCTTGCAGTCGTTTAGGAGTGGTTTTTCCTCTGCTAAGACACTTTCAACGTTATCAAGATTCAACGGAATGGTCTCTTTGTTAAGTTATCAAATGTTTAACAAAAAGCCAGAAATGGTAGCGGCGAGTACTGCTCGCAAGCTCGCAGGGATTGAAATAAAAAGGGGCGAAAATGCAAAAGAGAAAGTTTTAAAACATGTTGTTGACAAACACCCGCAAATCGTGATAGAGTATACAAAACATGGAAATCCAAAACCTGGAATGTATGATATGTGTGACAGTATAATTATCGCACATGCGGGAGAAAAAATTGTCAGAGAAGCTCAATCTGCTTAAAAACGCGCTAGGTAAATGTTGGCACAATGGTCCGGAACATTTATTTCGGTGCCCAAGATGCAATCATCATAAACTAAAACTATCAGTAAATATCGAAAAAAACGCTTTTAAGTGTTGGATTTGTGATTACTCAGGGACAAAGATATCGAGCTTGATCCGTAGTCATGCTCCTTCTTATTTTCCTGAATGGACCCAGCTTGATGGTGAAGTTGATATTTCTAAATATGATTTTATTTTTGAGGAAAAACAAATAGAGTTAACTCAGACGCAGGTTATTCCCCTACCAGAAAATTTTCAAACTTTAACGGGAGAAAAGGCTCCTGTTAAGAAAAAACCATTGAAATATCTTTATTCAAGGGGTTTTACAGATAGAGACATCCTACTTTGGAAAATAGGATTTTGCAACTATGGAGAATACCAAAATAGAATCATAGTGCCTAGTTTTTCTAAGCGCGGCGAGGTAAATTTTTTTATTGCAAGAACGTATACAGAAGAATGGATGAAATATAAGAACCCTAAAGTTAGTAAAGATATTATATTCAATGACTTAAATATTGACTGGGACGAGGACATAATTTTAGTCGAAGGTGTTTTTGACGCTATGAAGTGTATGAACGGAATACCTATGCTTGGCTCAAGTCTTAGAGAAAATTCAAAATTATTTCAGAAAATATGCAGAGAAAAGCCAAATGTGTATTTGGCTCTTGATGCCGATGCAAAGTCAAAAGAATTTAAGATAGCAAAAAAGCTAGCAGAATATGGAATTAAAGTTATGTCTATTGATGTTAGCGGTTATCTAGACATTGGGGAGATGCCACAAGAGGTGGTAGAGCAGAGAAAAAGAAATGCGGATATTGTATCCGATTTAGACTATTTACATTATAAACTTGATTTTTGAGGATTAAAACATGGAACTTACAAAAAGAAGACTAAAAGAAATAATCGCAGAAGAGATGAGCCACTTAGCAGAAACAGGTGACCTCAACATGATCACCGAAGCAGAAAAGAAGGCTTTCGCAATCATCCTCGAAAAGCTTACACCAAATCAACTAAAAGACTTAGGGCTCAAAAAAATTTAGTTGACACTCCCCGTTAACTTTGGTATAATAAGTATACTATAACCATTTACGGAGAATAAATGAGATTTGCTCATATCGCGGATACCCACATCCGGAATTTAAAATACCATTTTGAATACAAAGAAGTATTCAAACAACTTTACAAATCACTAAAAAAAGAAAACGTAGACTATATTATCCATTGCGGAGATATAGCCCATACTAAAACACAGATATCACCAGAGTTTGTAGATTTGTGTCGTGATTTCTTTGAAAACTTAGCAGCCATTGCACCCACTTACATTATATTGGGCAATCACGATGGTAACCTGAGAAATGATTCTAGGCAAGATGCCTTGTCGCCAATTGTAAAAGCCATCAACTCGCCAAACCTTACTCTACTTAAAAGCGCGGGAGAGACAAAATTAAACGATCATTTTTGTTTAAATGTTCTTTCGGTGTTTGACGAAGAGAATTGGGTCGCCCCGACAAATCCAGAAGCAGTTAACATCGCCTTATATCACGGTGCAATTGACAGATCAAAGACAGATCAAAACTGGACCCTCGGCGGAGATCATAATGTTGAAATTTTTGATGAGTTTGACTTTGCCTTCTTGGGAGATATTCATAAAACTCAGCAGCTAGATAAGGAAGGCCGTATTTGGTATGCTGGTTCAACAGTTCAGCAAAATTTCGGAGAGTCGCTAGACAAGGGTTATTTACTTTGGGATATTGAAAATAAAAATAAATTTACCAACAGACTTATCACATTTGATAACCCAAAACCATTCGTCACCGTAAAATTAACAGAGAAAGGAAATCTTCCAAGAGCACCAATACGAATCGGCGCCAGAGTGAGAATAGTATCAGAATCAAACGTTTCTTTAGACAGGGTTAGAAAAGCAATCGAAGCAGTAAAATACAAGCACTCGCCAGAATCTGTGACTTATTTAAACAGGGCAGCAAATCAAAAAATAAACGTTTCCGCACCAGAAGGTTTAAAAAAGCAGGATCTTAGAGATTTAAAAACTCAAGAAAAGTTGATGGCCGAATATTTGAACGAGTTTGAAGCAACAGACGAGGTCTTAGAAAGAGTTTATAGCCTGAACAAAAAATATAATAAACAAATAGAAGATAACGAAGAGGTGCTTAGAAACATAAATTGGTCTCTGCAGAGTCTAGAGTGGGATAACCTCTTTAATTATGGCGAAGGTAATTTTATTGATTTTACTAAGCTTGAGGGTATTGTAGGAATATTCGGAAAAAATTATTCTGGCAAATCTTCTATTGTTGACAGCCTACTATATACAATGTATAACTCAACTTCAAAATCAATCCGAAAAAATCTTAACATTATCAATCAAAATAGAGATTCTTGCTTGGGCCGAGCTAAAATTAAAGTAAACGGCCAGGATTTTATCATTGAAAGAACATCTAAAAAGTATGTCAAAAGATTAAAGGGGGTAGAGACGCAGGAAGCCAGTACTGATTTGGAATTTTATAAAGAAGACCTATCAGGAGAGGTCACTGGGTTGAACGGTACATCAAGACAAGATACGGACTACAATATACGAAAGAACTTTGGGACTGTTCAAGATTTTCTCATGACTTCCATGGCGTCTCAACTGGATTCTCTTTCGTTTATTAACGAAGGATCAACAAAGAGAAAGGAATATTTAGCAAAATTTCTCGATTTACAAATTTTTGATAAAAAATTTAAAATGGCAAAAGAAGAGTCAGCAGCTACAAAAATAGCACTTAGAAAATTAGATGATGTTGATTTCGATGAACAGATAAAATCAATAAGCAAAGATATCACAAAAAGTGAACTATCTATTGAATCCAACAAGGCGCAGTGTAAATCAATGAGAGCTGAGCTTCAAGAATTAAATTCTCAAGTAGTAGCCTTATCAGCAAAAATAGATTCAGTACCAGCGGAGATAATAGACCCAGTACTAACGCACCAAGAGATCTCTAGAAGAGAGAGGTTAATATTAAAAACCTCCGCGGATAAACTCAAGACAATTCAAGCCTTAGAAGAAAATCAGAAGAAGTTTGAAAAAATAAATGATTTCTTGAACACATTTAATGTAGATTCCTATAGAGTTAAAAAAGAAGAAATTGATCAAAAAAAGAAGAGTCTAGAAAGTTTATTATCTGAAATGAGTAGCCTTTCGGAAGAAAAGGTTAGAGGCACTAAAAAGCAAGACCTTTTGTCTGAAGTCCCGTGTGGCAACCAATATCCATCTTGTAAGTTTATTAGTGACGCGCATACTGCAGCTGCTCTAGTTCAGATTACTGAATCAAAAATGAACGCCAATTCGTTAAAGATAAATAATTTAGGAAAAGAAATACATGAAAGCAACCCTTCTCAAGTTGAAGACCATTTAAGAAAACATGATCTCCTTCTCGAAAAAAAAGTAAATTTAGCAACATCCATTGCAACGGGTAAAATCAAGATTGAAAGATCTGAGGCCCTATTATATAGGGAACAAGTTGAGTTAGAAAATTTAAAAATTAAAAGCAAAGAGTATGATGAAAATAAGGATGCAATAGAGAATTTAAAGCAATTGCTTAGTGATTTGAGAAATCTTCAATCTCTTGAAAGAGAAAAGGAATCAGAAATAGAAAGCTGTGAGACAAGAGTCATGAAGCTACATCAAAAGCATGGGTCTTTAGAGCAAAAGCTCAAATCAGTAAACGCGCAATTAGAAGAAAAGCTTGAACTAGAACAGGACTTTGCCGCCTACCACCTACTTATGACATGTTGTCACCCAAATGGCGTCTCTTATGAAATTATTAAAAATAGACTGCCTTTTATAAACGAAGAAATAGCAAAAATATTAGCTAATATTGTAGAGTTTGAAGTTTTTATTACAAATAATGAAGATAAGCTAGACATTTTTATCAAGCACCCAAGGCACGATCCGCGGCCATTAGAGATGGGATCTGGAGCAGAAAAGACTATTGCGAGCATGGCAATCAGGCTTGCATTTCTAACGGTGTCTAGTTTACCAAAGTCAGATCTATTTATATTAGATGAGCCTGGCACTGCCCTCGATGAGGAGAATATGGAAGGCTTTGTAAGAATCTTAGACATGATAAAGGGATACTTTAAAACAGTTATACTTGTTTCTCATTTAGACAGTTTAAAAGATTGTGTAGACATGCAGATAAACATAGAAAAAAAGTCAGGTTATGCACACGTTAACATATAATACACAGGAGGGTTTATGGTGGCAAGATTAAAGGCATTTGCGGATAAGTATGTAGAAAGGTTTATATCAAGAAAATTTTTGGCATGGATTACAGCAACAGCGCTTTGTACCTATGGCACAGTAACAAGTTCAGATTGGGTAGCTGTTACACTGGCGTATATAGGGTCACAAGCTCTAGTAGACTTAGCAACTCAGTGGAAACATGGGCCTGCCGAATGACGCTTCTAGCAATTAAGAAATTTTTACAACATTCTTGGTCGTGGTTAAAAAATAACTGGAAAATACCACTTTTACTATTGTGGACTTTGTTTGTGTATGTGACCTCACGGCGAAATACGCAGGCAATGAAAGATGTCATAGAGTCTAACAAAAATGCGTACAAAAAAGAAATAGAAGCGATTAATGAAGCACACACCGACAAAGTTTTAAAATTGAAGAATCTTCACGAAGAGTTTCAGAAAACTCTTTCCGATGTTGAGGAAAATTTTTCACAGCGAAAAAAAGACCTTACTAAAAAACAAGCTGAAGAAATTAAAAAGATTGTGATAAAATCTAAAGGGCAGCCAGAGATTATAAAAAAACAAATTCAAGAGGAGTTCGGCATTGAATTTTAAAATTATTGCAATTATTTATTTCGTTATTGTTTCTTTCTTGTGCAGTACTTTTACAGGTATGGGCACAGTCTATGCCCAAACTCCACGCGGCAAACACGTAACTGACCTAAACATTCTTAAAATTCTCGATTTGAGCGCGCCTGATTATGACCCTGTTTGGTGTTATAATTCAGAAGCCAATTCAGTTCTAATCTCAAAACCAAATCAAGTCAGGCAAGAGTGCGAAATCACCCTGCAGAATGAACTGACAAAGCAAAAGGTTAGACACGACTTTCAGATCGACACCTTAAAAATAGAGCTAGATTCACTGAAAATTAAGAGCCAGAGTGTAATTTCAATAAAAGAAAAGCAAATAGAAGAACTTACCGAGGCTGCCTTAAATAGTTCTAATAATAATTACCTTTGGTGGGCGTCCGGCGGCTTCATCTTAGGCGCAACTTCAGTGATAGGAATATTTCTTATAGTAAAATGAGTGAAGATAACTTAAACAAAATTGCTAGCTTAGAAAAAGCAATAAGTAAAAAATATGGTGTTGAAGCGATTCAAAACCCGAAAAGCTTTTGGGATCCCGAAAAAGAGAAAAAATATTTAAAAGAATTAGAAAAATTTTATGAATATAGGGACAAGAAGACAACAAGAAAAAAAACTGGAAATATAACAATTACTGTTAGTACTGCTAAAAAAGAGGGAGATCCAAGGGTCTGCCCAGTTTGTGGCACCTATTCATTGACACCAAGGGACGACCTTTATATGACAAAATTTGAAACATGTTATAAATGTTATATCCAACATATTGAAGGTAGAGAAGAACGTTGGAAATCGGGCTGGAGACCAAACAACTAACTATTTATTATTAGCAAACTATTTATTGCAAGAGGGTTATAGACAAATGGCAACAACTTTAGAAATTATAAATGGTATCTCGCAAGTGCTCGCTAATACATATGATGGCGCCCACAACGAGTCAGGAGAGCCAGTAAAGATTGGATTAAGAAGAGAGGAAGGCAACCCGTTAGTTGACCACCGCATAATGGATGGCTTCAGCGCGCAGATCGCTGCCGGCCGTCTACATATCAAATATCATACTGAGATACCACTTAAAGAAGTTCACTCAAATGGCTTCGAAGGAGAAATGGAGTCAATGGTAGAGAAAATTAAGTCTTTTCTGCAGAAGGAATTTAAGAAAGTGACAAAATCTTCTCTTTCTCTTTCGGACCCAAGCGAGGTTGACGTCCTAGTCGAGTACGTCTCGCGCATCCGATGTAGTGTAAAAGTTCATAAGTGTTATGCGATCGGTAGCATTCCGGTTGAAGCAGAGAAAGAAGTAGATCCAGAATTCGAAAAATTTACTCAACTCAGCGGCCTGAAATAAGAAGGGCCACATGGCAATAAAACTCACTAAACAAGAAATAATGAAAGAAATTGTCCGCTGTGGCAAGAAGCCTGGGTACTTTATAAATACCTATGCAAAAATTACCCACCCGATGAAGGGCTTGATTCCATTTAAGCTTTACCCTTTTCAAGAAGATCTTTTGGATGATTTTGAAGATAACCGTTTTAACATAATTTTAAAAGCTAGACAACTTGGCATTTCTACGATTACAGCTGCATATGTAGCCTGGATGATGATGTTTCATAGAGAAAAAAATGTTCTAGTAATCGCAACAAAATTTAACACAGCTGCAAACTTAGTAAAAAAAGTAAAAGCAATAATTAAGCATCTACCCGATTGGCTAAAGATATCGAACGTTTCAATCGACAACAGAACATCTTTTGTTTTAACAAATGGCTCACAGATAAAAGCATCTTCAACATCTGGAGACGCCGGCCGTTCTGAGGCATTGTCCTTGTTGGTTGTTGATGAGGCCGCCCATGTTGACGGCCTTGACGAGTTGTGGATGGGCTTGTACCCTACTCTTTCAACTGGTGGTCGTTGTATCTCCCTATCTACACCTAATGGTGTCGGAAATTGGTTTCATAAAAATTATGTTGAAGCAGAAAACAAAACTAACGATTTCCATCCAACAAAATTAACATGGGACGTGCACCCAGAGAGAGATATTGAATGGTTTGAAAAAGAAACTAGAAACATGTCAAGAAGAGAGATTGCCCAAGAGTTAGAGTGTAATTTCAATATGTCTGGAGAAACTGTTTTCGCATCAGAAGATCTAGAAGTTTACAGTAAAAATATAAAAGATCCCAAATATAGGACTGGATTTGACAGAAATCTTTGGATTTGGGAAGGCTTTGAGGCTGGCAGCTCTTACTTGTTAACAGCAGACGTTGCAAGGGGTGATGGAAAAGATTATTCTGTCTGTCATGTGTTAAAACTTGAAACAATGGAGATCGTGGCAGAATATCAAGGAAAGTGTACACCCGATATATTTTCAAGGGTTCTTTTCGATCTTGGGGTAGAATATGGCAAATCTTTACTAGTTGTAGAAAATAATTCCGTTGGCTATGCAGTTCTGGAAAAATTAAAAGACCTAAAATATCCAAATTTATATTATTCTATTAAGTCTACTCATGAATTTGTTGAAGAATACCAAGCAGAACAAATGTCAAATGCTGTAATTGGGTTCTCAATGACCTCTAAAACTAGGCCTTTAATAATTGCCAAACTAGAAGAATTCATAAGAAATAACCTAATTAAAATATATTCATCAAGGCTTTTGGCCGAAATGAGAACTTTTGTTTGGAATAATGGCAAACCAGAAGCTATGAGATCTTACAACGATGACTTGATTATTGCTTGTGCTATTGGCTGCTGGGTTCGCGATACTGCTTTAAATTCTAGTCAAAAAGATATAGAATATGTTAAGGCTTTTATTGGATCAATAACTAAAACATCCAATAACTTAGATACTAGAATAAATGGCATGGTTGACCACGGAAAAATTAAAATGACAAATAACATAAAATCCCATGCTAAAAACGTTGTTGATTTTCCGTGGCTATTTAAGGGTTGATGAAAAATGGCAAAGAAAAATAAGAATAATACTAGAAATCCACAAAGTGTTCTGTTCAGAAGGTTAACAAAATTATTATCAGGGCCCCTAACCCAATATCGAACCCAAAATAACCACCGCCTCAGAAGATTAGACCTAGATAGGTACGCTTCAAAGTTTACTTCAGCTAGCGGCCGAGATTTTAAAAAGACAGCCTACAACCCATATGATAATTTACAAGCAGGATACATGGCCTCTCAGCAGCGAACAGAGAGATATGTAGACTTTGATCAAATGGAATATACTCCTGAAATTGCATCATCTTTAGATATATACGCTGATGAAATGACAACCTATTCGTCACTTAGCCCTATGTTGTCGATAGATTGCGATAACGAAGAAATAAAAACAATATTACATTCTTTGTATTTAGACGTGTTAAATATAGAGCATAATCTTTTTTGCTGGTGCAGGACAATGTGCAAGTATGGAGATTACTTTTTGTATTTAGATATCGATGATTCTCTGGGCGTGACTTCCGTTATTGGCTTGCCGACAACAGAAATCGAGCGCTTAGAAGGTGAAGATAAAACAAATCCTAATTATGTCCAATATCAATGGAATTCTGCCGGCTTAACACTTGAAAATTGGCAGGTTGCTCATTTTAGAATTTTAGGACAAGATAAGTATAATCCATATGGAACCTCTGTTCTGGAACCCTCAAGAAGAATTTGGAGACAGCTAACGCTTCTCGAAGACGCGATGATGGCATATCGCATAGTGCGGTCCCCCGAACGTAGGGCTTTTTATATAGATGTTGGAAATATACCACCTCAAGATGTTGAGCAATATATGCAAAAAGTTATGTCCACTATGAAAAGAAACCAAGTTGTAGATTCCGAAACTGGAAGGGTAGACTTAAGGTACAACCCTCTTTCTATAGAAGAAGATTATTTTATACCTGTGCGAGGAGGTACTAGCGCTACAAAGATAGAGCCTGTTGCAGGTGGCAAGTACACGGGAGATATAGAGGACGTAAAGTATTTAAGAGATAAGCTATTTTCAGCGTTGAAAATTCCAGCAGCTTACATATCTTCTGATGGAGAGAAAGCAGTTGAAGATAAAACAACTCTGGCACAAAAGGACATAAGATTCGCAAGAACAATTCAAAGACTTCAAAGATCAATAATCTCAGAGTTAGAAAAAATTGGGATCATACATTTATATACTCTCGGCTACAGAGACGAAGATTTAGTTTCTTTTAAGTGCCATTTAAACAACCCTTCAAAAATCGCAGAAATGCAAGAGCTAGAACATTGGAAAACAAAATTTGATATTGTGGGTACCGCAACTGAAGGATTTTTCTCTAAGCAGTGGCTATCCAAGAGACTTTTTGGCATGTCTGATGAAGAGTTTGTTAGAAATAGAAGAGAGATGTTCTATGATAAGCGCTATGAGGCAGCACTAGAAACAGTTGGCGAAGCAGAGCAGGCCGCAATGACAGCCGGCCTTGATGCTGGGCCCGACGCACTAGGGGGAGATCTCGGAGAGCCAGGTGGAACAGGGGTCGTAGGCCAAGAGCCTGAACTTGGAGCAGCAGCCCCCGCTACCCCTGACATCACCGCAGCGGCTGACGCTCCTGCCGGCGCCGCACCCGCGGAAGGGGACCTTTTAGCAACACCTCCCGGCAAGAGAGAAGACGACTCAGGAAGAACCACTACAGAAAAGTCTCACGGATGGTATTCACCACGAAGCTTATCTCCTGGTGGAGATAGAAGAAAAACGTCTGGCCCTAGAAAGAAAAACATGTCAAGAGCAGCAAGTCCAGAGACCGGAACTACAAGAAAACTGTATCCCGGCTACAGCGATCTCACCGGCCTGGCAAAAGGCACCAGTATTTACGAATCTAAAGGCACTAATTATAAAGTAGAGGAATTAAAAATTCTTAAAGAACAGAGAGAATTAGATACACTCTTTGAAAGCCTAAAGGAGAAGGATAAGAAAAATGAGACTAAAACATAATAAAAAAAGAAACACTGCTTTTGTTTACGAAGCTTTGGTGCGCGAATTAACAGAATCTGTTGTCAAAAACAATAAAAACAAACAAAATAAGATTGTTTCAATATTAAAGGATCATTTTACAGCCAATTCTGTGTTGAAAGAGGAATTAGATCTTTACAAATCAATTTATGAAACCAGGCATATAGAAAAGTCAACAGCTGAAAAGATAGTCTACCACGTAAAAGAGAAGCATGATTCGCTTGATAAAAAAAAGTTGTTTCAAGAACAGAGTGCTTTAATTAATAAAATTAACAGAATTTTATCCAATAAGGTTTACAATAAGTTTGTGCCAAATTATAAAACAATAGCCTCCGTTTACTCGATATTCCAAGACGCCCTCCCAGTTAAGGACAGGGTCCTACTAGAAGAAAATATAGTCCAACACATGTCAGCTTCCATAGAAGAAAGAAAAACAAGCCTCCATCAGCCGATAGATTCACTTGTATACAAAACATTTGTTAACAACTTTAACGAGGAATATTCGGATTCTTTAAATGAAGGTCAAAAAAAATTACTTGGCCAATATATTTCTTCGTTTGCCGATAACGGGTCTGAGTTTAAGCTTTATCTGAATGAAGAGATAGGAGACCTCAAAAGTAGAATTAAAAAAGCTGCAAATTTAAAAGACATAAAATCAGATTTCCCTCTTAAAGAAAAGCTTGATAAGATTTATAATATCTTAGATGAAACAAAAAATAGAGTGATAGATACTAAAACTATCGAAATAGTACTCAGTACCCAGGATTTGCTAGAAGAGCTAGAAAAAGATGACGATTAAAGCAGAAATAAATTTCGATCCCAGAGTAAAGCTCAAGGCAAAGCGAACACTTGATGGAAATATAATAATTTTTGATCACGAAGATATTGATATAGTCTTAATTCCTGAAAAAAGAAAGTGTTTAACTTTTCCGAAAAAAAGCATGAGCGACAAAGTTTATTCTGCTCAAGACCGAATGTTTAATTTTATGTTTAAAAAAGGAATAGTAGACAATTCTACCATTAGAGGCGGAAATATATTCGGATCCATGGAAGCTGAAATTTTAGAATCAAAAGTTTCAGGAGTTGATTCTATTCAAGCATTTTTGTTTGTTTTAAACGAATATATAGATCAAGAGCGCCCATACTTCCGCAGAGACGATGTTTATGACGATGCGAGATTAGATAACCTCTTGAGGCCAAGCGATGAAGAATCCACAGAGCTTGGCGATGTGCCGCAAGCTACTAATAAGGGATCTCACGACCCGTCAGTGAGACCTTACGGCTTTCAATATAACTATTCTCTAGTTCGAGAGAGTGAAAGTGAAGATTAATGACATTTATTTGGTTTTGCCTTATTTCGTATGGCCTCACACAAATATTAATATACGGAAAAATATTCGACCCAATAAGGCCAAAGTCAGGAAAGTTAGGGCAATTGCTTAGTTGCCCAATGTGCACAGGCTTTTGGGTTGGCATATTTTTATGGTCCGTAAAAGACTACACTCAACTAATTAATTTTGATAATTCTTACATAACTTGCTTCCTATTGGGATGCGCCTCATCGGCTGCCTCATTTCTTGGAAGCATGTTTATGGGGGATGACGGAATCAACATAAATCATAGAGTTTATGTAGAAAGGAACGATTAATATGAGAATCAGAGGAATGAAAAGGTGGAGTTTGCAGCCTGTTCGTCGTTGTTGTACGGGCAAATAGCTGACGCGGGTGATCCCCGCATTTACAAATTGAGGTAAAAAAATGAAATTATTACGAGAGTATTACGAACTTTGCGACGGTGGCATATGCCAAGACCTATTAACTGAGGATGAAAAAGCCCGAGTTGCCAAAGGTGCTATAATTTTGTCTGGAGTTATGCAGATGTCTGAAACTCAAAACGGCAACGGCCGAGTTTATCCACATGCTATCTTAGAAAGAGAGATTTCTAGTTATGTAAAAATGGTTAAAGAACGCCGAGCCTTAGGGGAATTAGACCACCCAGATTCAAGTGTCATAAATTTATCTAATGCATCACATTTGGTAACCGATATCTGGATGGATGGAAAGAAGTGTATGGGCAAAATAGAAGTTCTGAATACGCCATCTGGAAATGTTTTAAAAGAACTAGTTAACGCTGGAGTTAAGCTTGGAATATCTTCTAGGGGTATGGGCTCCGTCTCTGAAAGAAACGGAGTCACTATGGTAGAAGATGACTTTCAGCTAATTTGTTTTGACATGGTCTCTGATCCCTCAACGCCGGGAGCATTTATGATGTCCGAAGCAAAAGGTGTTCCAAATATTTTTAACAAATCAGATAAAATTAATAGAGCCCTTAACGGGTTCTTGTACAAGTTTGAGGAAAAATGAAAAAATCAGAACTAAAAAAAATCATCAAAGAGTGCGTTAAAGAGGTTTTGTTCGAAGAGGGAATATTATCTTCTTTGGTGGCAGAAGTTGCATTTGGAATTTCTAAAGCTCAAAATCAAATTTTAGAACAAAATAGCACACCACCTCAGCAAGACAGCCAACTAAACATTACAGCAGCTAAAGAGGAAAAGCGAAAGAAACTTTTAGAAACAAAAAGAAAAATGATAGACGCAATGGGCAACAAAAATTTTAACTCAGTTTTTGAGGGTACTGAACCATTAGCACAGCCTTCTGCTACAGTTCCGGCACATTCTCCTCTTTCTGGAAAGGATCCTAATGATGCGGGTGTAGACATTTCAGGGCTTTTTAGTCTTGCAGGTAATAAGTGGAATCAATTAAAATGAGAAATAAGGACAACAAAGGAATTAACAATGGGTAGAAGAACGCCAGTTCATATAGAAGTTACGATTAAAGACCAATCTCAAGTTGAAAGAATGATTAAAAAATTTACTAGAAAATGTAAAAAATCAGGTCTTTTTGACGAACTTAAGAGAAGAAGGTATTATACAAAAAAGTCAGTGAAACTAAAAGAAAAACGCGAGAGAAAGAAAAAGCTTTCGCAAAAGTCAACACAAGATTATAAAGATAAGTTTGATAAACTAAAGTAAGCAGGAGCAGTTTAGATGTATCGAAGAGAAGCAGCTATAAATTCAAGATCAATTTATTTTGACGGCAGGTCCGGCGCCGTTGACCGCGCGGACTGCGTTGTTGTCGGGGACCACGATGTTTTTAGTTTTGGCGACGGTTCGGGCAATGATAAGCCTTTCACCTTTACCGCTTGGGTTTATGTAGAAGCGCCTGGTTCTGACAACGGACCTTTTATAACAAAAGGAAACTCTGGCGGAGCCACTACTATAGAGTACATATTCAAACATGAATCTGGCGTGTTAAAGGCTTTTTTGTACAATGGTAAAGCAGGAGAGGGTACATTTAACAGGCTCGCGGTGACAGCCACCTCGGCCACCATCCCAGCTTCCACATGGGCACATGTTGCTTTGACATACGATGGAAGTATGAACCATGCTGGTCTAAAGCTTTACACAAATGGAGCACTAACTGCATCAAATACGGTAGAAAATGGAGACTATAGCACAGACGGAGGAACAAGAAACACAAGTGAGCCACTTATAATTGGAAAAACAAATAATAACTCTCCATTGGGGGCCCAAGCGTTCGAAGACAGAATGGCTGACATTTGCATTTTCAGTAAAGAGTTGTCAGCAACTGAAATAGCAGAAATTTATAATGGAGGTGCAGTTAAGAATATGGCCAAAGCTTCCACTTATAGTGATTTAACATCTTGGTGGAAAATGGGAGATGACAGAGATGGCCCTCTTTCAGGAGGAATTATAGATTATGTGGGTGGCTACAACGGGACACTAACCAATGGTGCCACGATAGCTTTAGAGGTAGATTTAGCGTCTGACTTAGATCCTGAAAATTTTCAAATGTTCACGCAAACTAGTCACGGAAAAACAAGGCAACTAAAATTTATTACACCACCTGGCCCACGACCAGATTATGATAATATTTTAATGCCACTAGGTCCAAGTCAAATCGAATCGGGTGAAGCTAAGGATACAGTAGATACAGCCACATATCCAGAGTTGGCAAATGCAATACCTAGTTTTCGCACTGATCCAGATATAAAATTAAATGGAGTTCCCTGTTCGTTTAGCACTGAAAATCAAAGATATTTAATAATATTTCAAGACTGTCTTCCTACACTTTCAAATGTTGTTGTTCAGGTTTGGGGCTTCTCATACGCTATGCCAAGGTGGTCGCCGCTATACGATTTATATGGAATTGAAGTAAAACAATCACAAAACAATGCAGTTCAGTTAGGTAAAATTTATGAGATTGCTGGAGTAGACAAAGTCTGTCTTGTTAATTTTTCGCAAGCAAACCCAGGCGGACAAGCGGTAAATAGAACATTTGATAAAAACACTGATCACATTTCGTTGGCAGTTTGCACTTTCTGACTATTTATAAATAATGGAGATTAAAAATGTCACAATTTAAACATACTAGCTGGGGGAGGACACGCCGACCAAAAAGTGTTCATGGCGCTTCCGGTACAGCAGAAGCAGCCACATCAACCAGCGATCCTACAAATAACGCCGCAGACAACAGTGGCCAAGGATACTCAACAGAAAACCAAAGATTTTTACATATGTTGTTGGACACATCGGTTCAGAACGAAGACCGAACAGTAACTGTTTATGGCTATTCTTACGTAACTAACCGATGGGCGCCAATTCGAGATGTTAGAGGCAATTTAGTAGATTTAGTATGCGACCAAGAATCTAAATACCAGATATTTGAGATATCTGGCGTAGATAAGGTCTACTTTAAGATTAATGGCGCTCTTCACGCAAATAATTTTTTCTATGCAGCATTTTCAACATTCTAATTTAAGGCAAAAAGTATGAGACGCAAAAAAGTAAATACTAATTCAATAAAATTCGATGGGGCTAATGATAGAATAGTGATTCCAATTTCTGCTGACCGATCAAAGCTAAGCTTTGTCGAAGGCACTCCCGCAGAGATCGCAGCCGGAACAGCTAAAGATAAACCATTTTCTCTTGCTGCTTGGATTTTTGTTGAAGACGTAACAACTGGTCTCGCCACCGTCGGGACCATAGGAGATGGTTCAATCCTCAGCATTCTCGATCAAGACACCGGCACAAACAAGCACGAATATCTTTTTACTAGAACAAACACTACTCACGACCAGGACGCAGACGGTGCTGATAACTTGTTGTTGTGGCTATATGATTCCGGCGATCATCTCGGTCGCCGCTTGATGGTTAGAACAACGTCAAACCCCTTGCAGAGTGCAACTTGGCATTTGATTGTTGCGACTTATGATGGTTCTGCTCACCAAAACGGAATAAATTTTTATGTCGATGGTGTACTACAAACAGTTCACCGCAATCAAACTGGAAACCCTTACACTCATATGCGGCCCAATGCAGCGCTGCGGGCTGCAATTGGAGGCTACCCCGTTGAGCGAGGAGATTTCGAAGATAGGATGGCAGACGTATATGTGTTTGACAAAGAATTGACATTAGCAGAAGCTAAAGAACTCTACAACGGCGGAAAAGTCAAAGATATGACTAAAGCTTCCACTTATAATAATTTGCTTTCCTGGTGGAAAATGGGGGATGATCAAGATGGCCCGGGCGCACTAGGAATAAAAGATTATGTTAGTAGCAATCATGGCACCTTGACCAATGGCCCGTTTATAAAGTACTCTCCGGATTTAGGAACAGATTTTATCACTTTAACTGACAACCATATTTACACTAGTTTTGGAAGAACGCGAACTCCCAAGGGAATAAATAAAGATGGAACAAGATTATCACAAGTTACTTGGGCTGAATATAATGATATAGTAAAGCGCAATGATATGGACAGAGCATTCCCTAATTCAACTTACTATGTTGACGGCAATGTTTATAAAACAATAAACGGAGTTGATACCTTAATTTCATATAACGTAGAAAATCAAAGATATTTGCACTTAACAGCAGACCTTACAAATTATTCCCGCACCAATATTCTTGTAGTACCATGGTATTGGTATTCTGGAAATCAAATTTTTATTCGTTTTGCTGCACTAGAAAATCCCCTGACGTCCCCGGGTATAGTCTCTAAATCAAACATAAACTATACAAATGACCTACAGGTACTTGCAGCCACCAAACAACAAGTCTCTTCAAAGGTTTTGCAGCTTTACGGAGCAGATAAGGTTTTCTTCCAAGTTTTCTCGGCATCTGGCACTTCTCTTAATTCAGGTGGAGGAAGCGAATCAGATGATATTTTAATTTTTGCAGGTGTTAGTACTTTTTAGTATTTTAGCGTTAAAAATTTTTCCTTCCCTTTAAAACATTAAAACACTATTTAATAAAGACAAGTTTATTTGTTTACGCGTAAATATATCATTTGTTAGGAGTCGAAAAGGATGTCAAATTTATTAGAGAAAGCTATAATTGACGCTGAGGCGTTAAAAGAAGCAGCTTTAAAGAATGCTGAGCAGCTTGTAGTGGAAAAGTATTCAAAAGAAGTCAAAGAAGCGGTTAATAAAATTTTAAATGAAGCTCCTGAGGATGAAATCGGAGGCTTGGCCCCAGAAGACTTAGGGATGTCAGACGTGAATCAGGCCCAAGATGAATTTGATTCACTTACCGGCGATACAGAAGAAATGGGAGAAACAGAAGATTCTCCTGAGCAAAAAATGGATCCTGAATCCCTGGTAGGCGGCTTGCCAGATTCCTTCAGCAGCGAAGAAGACGAGCTAATAACAATTAAGCTTGATTCGTTGGAAGCGGACTATGAAGAAGAAGATGAAGTCGATGGCCCATTCGCCAGCGGCGAAGAAATGTCAGATGATGAGATAGGAATAGATATATTTGACGACGAAGAAGCAGATATTCAAGCAGATGATTTCGACACATCCCCAGATCAAGATTTTACAACTGACTCTACCCCCGCGGGCATCGATATAGGAATAACTGAGCAGATGGTAGAAGAAATTCTTAGTGAACTCGGCGCTTCTGGTGAAGATATAGACATCGATGAACTAGCAGAAAGAGTTAGAGTTGATATAAATCCGCAAAAGTCTGGATGGGCTGGCACTCCAGAATCAATAATGCAAGAATATGAAGCAATGCTTCTCGCCAGAGAGCAAGACGAAGAAGTTAAAGAAGAAAATGAAGAGCTTAGAAAAGCAGTAGCGGATCTTAAGCAAGAAAATAAAATTCTCAGCTCTGCGGCTAAAAAGCTGCAAGCTCAAAATGATAAGTATGAAACAGCTTTTAACACTTTGCAAGAAAAGTTGGAGACCATGAATGTCTCAAACGCGAAGTTGCTGTACATAAACCAGGCTCTAGAAAATGCCTCCTTGAATGAGCGACAAAGAAGAAAAATTGTCGAAGCCATTTCAAAAGCCGGAACTGTACAAGAAGCAAAGATAGTCTTTGAAACTATGAATGACACAGTTACAACTACTTCAGACGTGAAGAAAGATGCAACTTTAAATGAAATGGTTTCAAGAAGGTCGTCGCTACTTGTCGCGGCTCGTAATGAGCAACCAAACAAGGATGCTAATCCTTTGTATTCAAGAATGCAAAAATTAGCAGGTATAAAGACAAAATAAAATTTTTTAGAAAAGGAGGTGATTTTTAATGTCTGTTTTACAAAAACTAACAGAGGGCGTCCAGTCTCGCGATATGCAAGCTGAAGGCGCAGCTCTACTTAACAAGTGGGAAGCTACTGGCTTGCTTGAGGGTCTTAACGAAGGCCAGCAAAAGCAGGGAATGGCAGTACTTCTCGAAAACCAGGCGAAGGAACTTCTTCGAGAAGCTTCGTCTATGGCTGCAGGTGATGTCGAAGGCTTCGCTGCAGTTGCATTCCCAATCGTTCGTCGTGTATTCGGTGGACTAATCGCTAATGATCTTATTTCAGTTCAGCCAATGAGTCTTCCAAGTGGATTGATTTTCTTCTTGGATTTCACTCATGAATCTACCGGAGAGTCACTCTACGGTGGTCGCAAGGTTGGTCGTGAAATCCTCGACGGTATTGAAGTCGCTGGTGGATTTTATAACCTAAATCTTAGTGCTAAGGCAGGAGCCAGAGTAAAGAGCGCAACACCAGGTTCAACAAACGGCAAAATGACCGCTCGCGCAACTACTGTTGATGTTGACAGGGACAACGAAGATTTCGACCCAGATTTGGTTGGTGTAGAAAGATTAGTTCTACGAAATCTTCCAGTTGCTGGTGCCCGGGCTGCCCAATTGGACCCAGGAGCCGCCGCCGCGGCTATTCTCCACCAGAGAGGCCATGACATCACCAACGTCACAGCTGGT